ATGGCGGATGGTAAGTTATCTTTTATGGAGATGGCGGATGTCATCCCTCAGCTAAGGAACGTGCAGAAGCTAAGGAGTGATATAAGAATCCCTTCTTTCTTGAAGCATTATGATATCATAGGTGGTATCGTAAACGCTTTTGAGGGATGGCTGACAAACCTACAGGATAAGTATACGGTTAATGAGGTAGGTGATATGGCTATAAGTGAGTATGAGGATACGATGTCAAACTTACTTCATCGTCATATACAAGAACAGTGGGATATTATCGTTAATCAGCGTCTTGTAGAGGCTGGTCTTGATCCTACGTACAATGAGTTTAATTCCGAGGAGGAGCGTCAGGCTTATGTTCAGCAAATCCAACAGGCCAAAGCGTCTATGACCCCTGATGATATCCAGAGGTTCATGAGTACAAGATGGAAGACGCAGGCGGCGGTATGGGGGGATCATACGATCGAGGCCGACCGTAGCCGGTTTTATATGGATGAGCTTGACAGGGAGAATTTCAGGGATCGTCTTCTTAGCGGAAAGATGTTCCGTAATCATTTCGTTGGCTTCGACTACTATCGTCCGGAGGTATGGAGCCCGATGGAGGTATTCCATCCTGACGTAAAATACCCGCAATACGGATCTTATGTGGGCCGTATTCATTATTACGAGGGTGTTGAGCTGATATCAAGATACGGCCATAAAATGACGGCCAAGGACAAGCGTCGTATTATGGGCGGTGATGATGATTATGAGGGATGGGTATCTAATGACGGTACTAGGTATGACTGGAAGAAAAAGAAGCCGTCTATTACCGGTATGTACGAGAATGAGGTTGTCCCATGGAAGGGATACCATGACTATGAATCTATAGTCGCCGCTGAGGATTACTACGGCGTTCCGATTGGTGAGTACCACACCTTCGGGCCGGACGGGGAGGAGCACACCCAGCCCCGCTTCTTGCCCCGCTTCCATCCCTTTGGCTATTTTAACTCTGACATGTCCAATGGTAAGAGATATGAGATAGATTCCCGCCTTTTTAGGGTTATGGAGGGATATTGGGTATCCATGAAACCGGTATTCTTAATAACTTACATGACGGAGACTGGGATGGTGGATCAGGAGCTTGTGACAGATGAGCTTCTCCCGGAGTTCTTGGAGAAGAACGGTATCAAGAAAGTGAAGAGGGTTATGGCCGAAGCCGTTGGTGATCCTGAGGTGAACACCTACATCTTGGAGTATGTTCCTGAGGTTAGGTTTGGCGTTAAGATCACTGGAGGTAATTTAATGGATAAGCCTATATATATTGGCGGGGATCCAATACCTCATCAGATACATGGTGACAGTAGTCTGTATGATTATGTCATTCCGGTTTCGGGATTTATAGGGGCCAGTCTCGCTGATCGCATACAGCCGTTCCAGATGATGTATAACCTTGCTATGAACCAGCTATACAACAACGCCGAGAAGGAGATCGGTAAGTTCTTCTTAGGTGACTTGGGATTCTTGCCTACGGAATATAAGGATATGATGGACAAGAAGGGTGCTTTAGCTACTTTTATGCAGATCGTTAAGTCTGTATCGTTTATGGGTGTAGGTGGTAATGATACGAATAATCCTTACCAGAATCCGCAGATGAGTAGCATATATAACCAGTTTGGTGTATATGATCTTACTAATACGGATCAGATAAGATCCCGTATGGAAATGGCGTCTTACGCCTATATGATGGCTTATAGGATGATAGGTATATCCGAGCAGGCAATGGGTCAGTCAACCAGATACGAGAGTTCTACGGGCGTAAAACAGGGAGTTAACGCTACTATGTTACAGACCCAGACTTACTTTAATGATTTCGATGACTTCAAGAAACGGACATTGGATATTCATCTAGCCGTGGCTCAAGTATGCCAGAAGGAAGGATACGATTGGACCGTGATGTACAGGAATAGCGATCTTTCCTTGGCTTACATCAGTCTTACGGATAATAGCTTGTCGTTACGTCATCTTAATGTTATGGCTGTCTCTAATTCCAAGAAACGTCTGGAATTGGAGAATTTGAAACAATATATATTACAGACAAATACGTTAGGTAATGACTTACTTGATATCACTAGGATGATGAGCGCCAACTCAACGGCTGAGATGAATCAGATCGGAAGGGATGCTAGATCTTACGCCGATCGTGTAAGGCAAGAAGAATACCAGAATCAACAGCGACTTGTCCAGCAGCAAGCCGAGGCCGAGCAACAGGCACGTAATGATGAGCATGAGAAGGATAAGGAGCTGGCTTATATCAAGGGCAACTTCGACTTAAGGGGTAAGAGCATAATGGCCGCTGGTCAAGCGGCTAGGACCGAGAACAACTCGGAAGGCATGGATTATGTCGAGGCTATGGCTGATAGGGCTTTAAGGGAAAGAGATCTTGATATCAAGGAAGAGGAGATGAGAACCAGACAGGCTAACGCCGAGGCTGAGCGAAGATCTCGTGAGGAGATAGAGAAAAGAAAGTTGGAATTAAAAGAAAAGGAGATAGACGCTAGAAACAAACGTTCTGATACAGATAGGTTTACGTCAATAATAAACAAGAATTGATTACAAGTTTTGTAAATATTTTTACAAAATCTGTAATCATTTTGGCGTAAAATTCTGTCATATACTATAATGGGTTTGATTTAATTGGTAATTGGATTAATAATACTTTTGTAAAAAGCAAAAAAGGAAATTGTATGAATGACATGGGTGATTTCGCTAAGGGTTTTAAGACCATGAGTGTCGAGGAACTTTTTTACCGTGGTGACGGTGATGGCGATAAGAATAATATTGAGGGTAAATATGATAAGGATGGTAATCCTATAGGTGATACCAATAAAGAGCCTGCCGACGGCGGAGCGGCTGACGGTGGCGGGGATAAGGGCGGCGACGCTACCAACCCAGACCCGGATTCCTTTGGCGAAGGCAGTACTGATAATAATAACGTGGTATCAGGTTTTAACGGGAAATCTTTCTTGGAAAAGATGGCCGCCAGAGGTATCATCGACAGTATCGATAACCTTGATATTATGGTAGATGATAAGCCAGTCGATCTTTCTACTATCACAAAAGAAGATGATCTACTTGATATAGTGGAGGGGTTGATCAAGGATAAGTCCGATGAGTTGTTGAAGGATAAGGTTGATACCGGTTCTATGTCTGACTTCATGAAGAAGATGATAGAGGTGGATAAGGCTGGAGGTAACGTAGGTCAGCTTTTAAACCAATATCAGAACATTCAGGCGCCGTTGGACAACCTTGATATGAGCAACAAGAATGATCAGCTTGCGGTCATCCAACATTATTATAAGATGTTGGGTATGCCGGAAGACGAGATAAAGGATAATATGGAGATGATGATTGGCAAGGGCGATGAGTTCATTGAGTCCAAGGCAAATAAATTCCATGATATCCTGAAAAAGGAGATGGATAACCTTATCGAGGAGGAGAAGAAAAAATCCGAGAAAAAGAAACAGGAGTTTATTGAGCAGATGAAGATCTATAAGAAAGGTCTTAAGACGTCTATAAGCTCAGGATTCCAGTTGACTGACACGATGATAGGTAAGGCTGTCGATTTCGTTACCAAGCCGATAGACAATCAAGGTCATACGGCTATAGATAAAGCTTATTCGGAGGCTATCAAGAATCCGGACATGGCCGCTGATCTGGCTTTGTTCTTGATGAATAAGGACGAGTTCCTTAAACAGAAGACTAACAAGGCTAAGATGGAGGTCAATAAGAAGACCATCACTCTTCTTTCTGGCAATAAGGGAGGAAAGCAAAATAAGAATAATATCGATAATGATACTATAGAGGCTAACTTCCTTGATCTGAGTGGATCAAAGAGTGTATAACATTAAAAGATAGATAATTATGAATCCTTTTTTAACAAAAAGTTTTCCGGCTACCGTGAATGGCGATAACGTTATTGCCTTCACCGATGCCAAGAATTATAAGACTTCGCTCGTAGAGCATAACTTAGGCTCATTGGCGAGCTGGTATTATGAGGATCCGGACAAGAATCATTTGGGTCTGTTGAATCTGTTCTCTAATATCGCTAATTACCCCGTTCCGATGTATATGGGTATGATTAATAACGGCGCTACGATCTCCGTTAACGGTATTGGAGCTTCTTTCCGTTATGATCTTCCCGTTACAAAGACATTCGCTGTCGTTACGGCTGAGGATACTTCAGGTCATCATCTAAAACCGGGTATTGACGGTGGTTTGTTTGATATTGTTTTGAATACTTCTGAGTTTACGGCTTATGATGTCATTACCTATGACGCCGCTAACGGCTGTAATATCCTTATCTCAGGTGAGATCCCGTCTAAGACAGAAGGAGATTTGACACGTTATTGGGGTCGTGTTATTGGCGGTAAGGCTAAATACTTCCCTAAAGAGAAATTACGTCCGGGTATCCGTTATTGGAAGATCGGTCATGCCCTTGGTGAGTACAGTACCCAGTTCTCTAAGGTATCTGGAGCTGACAAGGCCGGTTCCATGACTTGTGAGTTCCGTTTAGGAAACCACCGTGGTGTTGAGGGTGAGACAACTATGTATGCTGGTATGAAGTCCATGCAGGCCGCCCAGAATAGCACTTCAGAGTTCGTGGAGACTGCCCTTCGTCGTATGAATGCCATGAGAAGCGAGTATGAGGGTAATATTCCTGATTTGGCTATTATCGGCAAGACTGTTAATGGTAGACTTGATTTACGTACGGCTAAGGTAGCGTCCACGCTGGAGGTATTCTGTATGGCTGAGTTGGTTAAGCTGGAAGCTAGACAGTTGATGTGGCAAGAAGGTGGTATTATTATGGATCAAAATGGTCCTATCCATTTGAATGAGGGTATCTACCGTCAGCTTCGCCGTGGTTATACTATCTACTATAGTCGCCCGATGGGTATTACTAAGGATACTCTTATGGCTGCTGCCGCTTATATTTTCCGTGGTCGTCAAGATCTTCCTATTACGGAGCGTAAGATTAAGTTCAAGGTAGGAGCTATGGCTATGGTTAACTTAGAGAAGTTGATTAGAGAGGCTTTCTTTACTACGTTGAGTAATTTGAGCTGGGGTATGGGTAGTGACCGTATGTTGCCTTCTAATCCTATCTCTGGTACTAATGATGCTATGATCTTAGGTCCGGTACAGGTTAAGGGCGCTTTTCTTCCCGGCATCGGAAATGTAGAGTTCGAGCACGATCCTTCTTTGGATTACGCTGACATGACAGATCGTAGCGAGTTAGTGAATGGCATGTATCCTAGATCCTCTTATTCTTGTATTATTGAGAATATCACTGACGCTGGATCGACTAACGCATATTCCGCTATTCCTAATACGGCTAACGCTAAGTTAGGTAATATGAATAACAACGTATTTTATATCAAGCCAGAAGGCGTAAGCATGTGGTGGGGTTATGAGTACGGTCGTTGGGCGCACAAAGCCAACGGAAATGAGATCGTATCATCCTTGCCGGGCATGAAAGAGCAATTCTGGTGTCACTCAGCTTCCGCGGCTTGGGTTATGGATAACAGCAAGTTCTTGATCATCGAGCTTCAACCGAACTACTTCGGCTAAGTTTTTTTTCATATGTAATTTGGTTTTTAGAGGGGAGGATATTCCTCTCCTCTTTTTTTAGGAAAGTAACGCAAAAATAAGGAAATGAAAGAGATTTTAAAATCAAAGAAGGTATTGGTCGAGGTAAACGGCTTCAATATCATGTCAGATACCTTGTATGAGGTAGTAGGTAAGCACGACGGAAGCGCTCCGCAGGCCTTCCAAGACGCCAATATAGCCAAGGCTCCGTTCCCGGAGAATGCTACTCACGTATGTTGCCCGTGGGATGATTTCTCAAAAGCCTATAATACGGGTTTTTATCCAAGATCAAGATGTTATAATGGTATGGATAAAGATGAGGTTGATAGGCTGGTTAATCAACGTGTCAATAATATAATGAAGCCTTTTGAGGATATATCTCAGAAGGATCTTTCCCAGACTAATCTAGAGTTTTGGGATGACGCTAAGGATAAGATATTCATGGGTAAGGTTTATAACACGGCTAATACCGTTGAGTTATTTTATTTATATCTGGCTGTATTTTCTGGCATGTTGACTCCTCAGGAAATGGATGGTGATCCTATTTTCATGAACTCCATGTTCTGTTTCATCGAGAAAGATAACGCTAAGGATTTCGTTCAGCAGCGTGAGATCAATAAGATGAATATTAGCTATAAGTTCATCAACGCCCTTAAGAAAGGTGATAAGGAACGCCAGGCTGTCATTGACCTTCTTCTGTACATCGGCATCGTGACCCGTCCTGATTTCACGGAGGATGATTATTACACCGGATCACTATCAAACTGGATGAACGAGAAGAAGACCAACATCGATTATCTGCTTGATATCTGGGATCGGTCATTGGAGGGCGATTTCAAGGAAGTTCTTGAGTTCTATCGTATCATAAACGTCCTTCAACGTAACGGTCGTATTAACATGACTCCATCCGGCTTGCAATATAATGGTCAGATCATAGGCCCTGACACCCGTACGTCCGCCGAGTTTTTGGCTACCAAGAAAGATCTTATCAGTGTAAAGGCTAATGTCTTGGATGAGTACGAGGAACTTATGTCTATTTCTAATATAGACGATAAGACCAAGAAGGTTAAGGATGTCAAGAAGAAGGAAGACGTAGGTGAAGGTGATAAGGTTAATACGGAGGAATGACGATGACGATCCAAGAAGCGTATCTAAGGTCTTTGCAGAAGAATGAGCAGAATCTCGCCAATGGCGGGATTAAGCTTGATCCGGGAAGGTTTGTGCTGCTGTTCAATGAGGCTCAGGACAGGTTGATAAGATACTATCTTAATAGGAAGGATGATGAGACCATCCGATCTATACAAACTCTTCTGGTATACTGGAAATCGCTTAATGAGGTTAGTCATATTGATGATCCCGAATCTACATCATTCGGTCTTCCTGATGATTATTTATGGTTCTCAAATATAAAAGGAGCGTTTTCTTATAATGGATGTGAGGTTGGAGATTTTGTCATGTGGGAGGCTAAGAACGAGAATATCCATGAGCTTCTTGGAGACGAGAATAACCGCCCTTCTTACGACTACCGTGAGACATTCTACTCCATAGGGAACGGGAAGGTCGTGGTCTACGAGTCAGGCTTCCGTACCGAGGAGGTTAAGATGACGTACTACCGCCGTCCTGTCAGGGTGGACCTGTCGGGGTATATCAACGCCGCCGGTATCCAGTCCACGGACATCGACCCGGAGCTGCCCGATTATCTTGTGGAGGAGATTCTGGATATGGTAGCTAAACAATTCAACCTTAATGAGAATGAATTGTATAGATATAGAATGGATAAGGATAATGTGGCTTCTTTTAAATAAACAACGTTAGTTTGATAGAAAGACCTGCCTAGAAATAGGCGGGTCTTTTTTTTATTTCATGGTATGTGTGTTTTTGCTTTTTTATTCCTATATTTGCATAATATTTAATTGTGTAAAATATTATGATATGATTTCAAGTAGTAAAATTTTATTCGGTGTACCTATTAGATGTGATGAAGAAACATCATTTATGTCTTTGACTGACTTGCAAGAGGCTTATTTAAGAAAGAGGATCGTAGAAGGATGGAGTGATAAGAGGATAGAGGGAATTTTATCCAATAGGAATAGTTCTGAGCGTATATATTATGTTATAAAAGACAAGTATATAAGAGGTATATCTTTATCAAGTTTTATTAATGACGTAAACAATACCTCTCTTGTCAAGACATTAAAATCGCTTGGGGTGTATAAATCTACCGGTAGAGGATCGAATAGGTTGGTTATGTGTGCTAAAGAGATATGGATGATGGTCGCCATGGAATTACATCCATCTATATATAATGAATGTATAAAAATGTTTGGAAGATCAGATATAAGCAATGACGCTATTATATATATAAGGGGAGGAAACGAGTATAGTGATATGTATAGGTATCTGTCTTCATTTTTTAGCTCCGATGATATTGAGAGAATAATTTTTGCTATAAATAAGACTGTTACCGGTGAATGTGATAAGTTTTTATACACCAAGCAAGAATCGGAAAGGATTGTTTGTATTCAAAAGGATATATGTAAGTTTATAAAAATGGGTATATTCGAATCTGTCGATGATATAATTGATATATTGGTAAATGATGTAGATGATGATCATGATTGTAATATATTCACCTATTTGGCTGTCGATGGTTTAAGTAAGGATATTAAAATAGGTAAGACGTTTAATGTAAAGAAGAGAGAGAGGGATTTAAGATGCGCTAATCCAAGGTTAAGTATCATAGCTTGTGTAAAAGGTGATATAGAGAGATGTTTGCATGATAAGTTTTCCGACAAGAGGATTTCAGGAGAGTGGTTTTCATTGTCATCTAATGATGTTGATAATATTATAAATGAATATGGATTTGTTTTAATAGAGTAGCTTTACAAAAAATGTAATCCGTATTAATATTTATATACTCATGGCTGTACTTTATTGTCGTGATCGTCTTTATTATTATGTTTGCGTTAGGTAAATAATTTTTTTAAACTAAATATTGATAATATGTTGCACAGACCGCAAGACCGGGTACTTTTCGTATCCCCACACGCTAAGATGGTGGATGTTGATTCCATCTTATTGAAGGAAGGACAGATCGGTATTTACGATACTAAAGATACTTCCGAGAACGGTTGTAAGGCCGTGATTGATTTTACCGGTAAGCCTCGTAATGATAAGCGTTATGAGATTCGTATCGGTCGTAATGAACAAGCGGCTTCCCGTTCTATATATGACAAGGATTTTTCCACGCCTCTGTTCTCGTTGAATGAGATCACCGAGATTTACGCTTCTTGGCCGAAGAAGGATCACGCTTATGTCGATGACGTTATCTTAGGATACAATGGTGTCTCTGACGACACGGCTTTCTCCGTTTCCAAGGGCGACCGTATCGTTATCCGCTTGATTCTCGCCGGCAGGGCTTTCGAGCTTCTTGGTTACGAGGAAGGTCGTGTTGAGATCAATGACGCTATCCTTTTGGATGATTGTGACAATACCCCTAATCAATGCGAGGAATGCGATCCTTGCGAGGAGGTTGATTTGTTACCCGCCGTATTGAAGTGTATCGATCGGATGAAAAACCAGCCTATCGCCGGTGGTGGTAAGGTGTCCGATTATATTGATATCACTCCGGTCACAAGATGTACTAACGAGGCTACTGAGCCTGATACGGAGGATGTCAATTTCTATTGCATGGAGGTATGCGATACTGGTGATGATCTGGCGTTGGCTGAGGTTCGCGCTCAATATCCAGGATTGAAGATCGTACGTGAGACTATCGAGGGTAGCATGTCACGTTATAAGGTGATGAAGAAAGGCGCTAAACCGGCTGATTATACTCAACGTCTGATCTCTATCATGAAAGGATGTACGGATTGTCCTCCTAACTATACCGAGGTTAAGGGCGGTTATCTGTATTCTATTTCCTTGGAGGATGACGGTGTTGATATGTCTACTACGGTGGAGTCATTGCCTAACGTTGTAGCCGATACGGTTAATAAGATGAGTCAGATCAAGGGATCAGGTTTGTATATTGCCGCTACTTCCAAGAAATTGACGGATGAGGAGATCTCTACTTTCGTGGAGGCCAATCCTACGGCTATTATCTACTATGTGGCTAAGACATCCGATATGTGTGAGAATCCTACGGTTCGTACCGCTTCTTGGTCAGCTTGTGGTTCTTGCAAGGTATCCACCGAGAAGTATTATATCACGATCCCGGATGATGAGTGTGGAAACAGTGCTTTGGAGGAAATCAAACAGGCTTTCCCGGAACTGGAGATCACCGACTACGGTACTCCGGCGGCTTGCCAGCATAGCTTCCAGACAACGGTATATACTAACATGTTGTGTGATGAGTGCGACAAGGTGTTCGAGGGATTCTTCACCAGCGAGGCTCCGGCGTCCTACCGCAACCGTATGTGGAAGAAATTGGAGTCGGCTCAGGAACTTGGCACTAACTGCAAGTGCGGTATCCGTTTCCGTGGCAAGGAAATGTTGTTATCTCCATCAGAGTGCTTGATGGATAAAATGACTTATATCGAGGATAGTGTTGAGATCGTTGGTGCTAGCGGCGGTTATCCTGATTCTCTTGACGAGGGGTCTCCTATCTGGTGGGATCAACTTCATTTCGAGAGACTGTCCAGCAAAGCGCCACGTACTCATGTCGGCGGTAATATGATGGATGACGAGTTGAAGGGCTATGCTCATTTCAACGGTTTCCCGAAACATCAGGATTTCATGGGACGGACATTCATGAACGAATACAGCCGTGTTGAACAAACAGCCCAATACGTGGACTTCCAGATTACGCTCAATCCTCATAGATACGCTCAGGGATTCGGAAAGGTTATCGCTGATGATCCTATCAACTTGATCTTACGTGTACGTTACGGTGCTCATGAGGGTGTTCAGGAGATGATTAACATGATCGGTGCTGCCGCTGGTCTTGGTCCGGCCATCGTAACTGAGCCGAAATAAAGAACCTTTTTTGCGTTCATATATTTCCTAAAGGGGAGAGATTCAATTCTCTTCCCTTTTTTGTTATCTTTGAGGCAGTAGAATTAAAATATGATATTATGTCTGCGATAAATGAGTATTTAAAGAGACTGGCTTCTATATTCGGAAGCATGGGTTTCTCCGTTCCGCCAGATGACTTCTCAGGTGTTGTCATAGACGGAAAGACGTATCCGGTCATGATGAGGAATGACGGGTGTTACGTGTACTTCGATGATAAAGGAGTAAAGAGACTTGTAAGCGAGGTTCCTAAAAAGGACTATCAGTTCATTAACATCAAGGACGCCCGTGTGTCGATCGTCAACCAATGTTATCGTACTCCGGGAGGTCAGGTAGAGGCTCGTATCCATACCTATATGAATAATAAGGGTGAGATATTGGCCGAGAAGATATTTATCATCAACTCTTCAGATGTTGATACGCCTATTGGTACGGAATTGGATAAGATTCCTGCCGAGTGGGTAGCTATAGATTGTAGCATAGCGGAGATGACCGATCGGGAGTTGATATTCGTAAGTAAATGTTACGCCACGGAAGGGGGCAAGGTCCAGATCGAGGGCGTTGAGTCGGTAGACCCACGCCTGAACCCGGAGGTATCCCATTATGAGGTGGTGAATACGACTGACGATAGCAATCCTATCGGTACGGAGTATGATAAGATACCCGATACATGGAGTCGTATAGTATGTGATTTCCCGGACATGACCCAAAGGGAGATAATACCGGTGCTTAAATGCTTTGATACCGGGACCGGAAGGGTGCAGATAGAGGGATATAAGATATTTGATTACGAGATGGGTACCAGAAAGGAATGGTATCGCGTCAAGCAAAGTACCGATCCTGAGAATCCGGTAGGTAAGTTTATCACCAGCATAAGCGATGACTGGGTTGAGGTCGTTTGTGACTTCACGGATATGGAGGACCGGGATATTGAGGTAACTGTAGAATGTTATAAGACACCGGCCGGTAAGGTGAAGCTGGAGGTTCTCACGTCATGGGACGGGAATATAGGAGTTAGGGATAAGAGCTATAAAGTCCTGGAGACTACCGATCCGTCACAACCTGAGGGCGCCAGCTTCAGTTCCTTGCCAGATACGTGGGTAAGGACTGTCTGTGATTTCGACGATATGGAGGAGCGTGACATCCGGTCTTATGTCGAGTGTTATGACGGAGGCAATGGCAATGTCAAGCTTCGTAGGCTGGTTTCTTATGACTCCAAGATAAAGGCAAGATACGTCCGCTTCGAGGTGCTTGAATCGGATGACGCCGGCTTCGTTCCGGGGGCCGAACTGGCTACCCTCCCGGACGGATTCTCTTTGGTGTCTTGTGATTTCACGGATATGGAAGATAGGATGCCTATTGATATCGAGGAGTGTTACAAGACATCAGCCGGAAGCGTGCGTATGAGACATGTGGTGTCTTATGACGGTGATCTTGGGAAAAGAAACCAGTTCTGGGAGATTGTGGACTCGTCTGATAATAAGTATGGGCTAGGAAATAGGATAAATAATATCCCTGCGGATTTTATCCGTGAAAGGTGTGCTCTAGAAAGGTTGGATGATCGTATTACCAGAAATGCGGTAGAATGTTACTCGACACCTGGAGGATCGGTAAGGATTAAATCCACTTACATTATCAACCCTTTAAATCATATTAGGTCGTATAATCATCATGTATTGAGTTCTACAGATAATGATATCCATGTTGGTACTCAATATGCCTCTTTGCCATCTAATTTCGCCCGTATCGAGTGCGAGGAGCCGGATTATATGGATCGACTTATCGATACCACTGAGACTTGTTATGATACCGGAAAGGGTACGGTGAAGATCAGGAGACAGGAGTCGTTGAACGGAAATCTGGATGTAAAGACTTTCGACTATAAGATCGTTGAGTCTACCGACCCCGATCATCCTATCAATACTACCCCTACGCAGACGGTTATTAACGGCTGGACGGTTATCAGTTGTGATCTTAATATCATGGACGTGGATGATTGTTATGAGATCGGTGGTCATAAGATACATTTGAAGGGATTCAGGACAGTCAATCCGGCATTGCAGGATATTAAGTCCAAGTTATACGTCGTATATTCCGATCATCCTGATTATAATGTAGGTGATGAGCTTACCTCCATACCTGATGGAGCTAAGGTAACGATCTGCGATTACGCGGATAAGAGCCAAAGACATATGGTTCCGGTGCGAGAGTGCTATGAGGTGGCCGATGGCCGGTTCTATGTGGAGGGGAGCCGGTTGATTGATAACAATATGGTCGTAGAGCGGACGTCGTTGATGGTGATGGAGTCATCCTCCCCGACCTACCCGGTAGGGACTACGCTGACCTCCATCCCCGATGGCGCTACTATCGTGGCTTGTTTATGTCAAACCTGTTAATATCAAGGCTATGGTTAAGGTATGTAATGATTATTATATGATTGACGCCCTAGCCGGCGGTGAGGTCATAAGGAAAAGGAAATATCGTCGTGAGAATACGATGATCGGATATAAGTGGTATGATTATAATGGGGTCGAGGTAACTGACCCCATTGAGATATCACGTCTTGACGGATTGGCTACTAAGCATCAACGTGTTGATGAGGCTTATGATGATTATGCCATTTTCATGTCGTCAACAAACTACGTTAACAGCGTTTCCGGTATACCTATGGATAAGCATATGGTTGTCGTTGAATGGAGACCGGATAGCGAGCAAGGTTTTGTCACCATGGCTCATAATGAGGGTCTTGACGGGGATAGCTATTATATAGTTATTATCAATACCGGAGATAAACAGGCTACGATCTACACCCCCGTGGATCCTGAGGATCCAAAGGATGGGACTTCCCGTTCGGTTGATGGCGATAACGTTTCTGTTGGCGGATCATATGTCTCTATATCCCCCAAGCAAGTAGAGAGGATAAGGGCTACTTTCCGTGATGGTAAATGGTATTATGAGTTAGTCACAAAGACATATCCTAGTAATACTGGAGGCATTAAGATCGGGGATGTTGATTTTGTGACGTTCAGATATTTATGGGAATCAAGTTCCGGAAGGGACTTGGACACGATGACGGAAGCCCTTAATTCTAATGTTCCCACCATAGATAATCTTGCTGTAGGTTGGTCTGGCCCCGGAAATGGAGATAGCTCTGTTAGAGAAGTTCTTAAATGGGGTGGTGATAATACCGGTTCTGGTAAGGAATGTGTTTGGATGTCGGTGAAGGATTTAAGGGCTAAATATTATGATATCCTACCTGAAGAGACGTATTTCATGGCCTACGCTACATGGTTTGGATCTAAAGGTACGGGTAAATGTTCTTTTGAACTTGTTGGATACAAGGGAGGTACGATGAGCCAAGATGGATATAATTTCATCAATACCGGTGGATCTGTGGTGTATCAAAATACGTATGATTTTGTTTGTCATACTAGTAAGGGTTCATCTACGTATAAGACATCCTACGAGAAGGTGGCTCGTGTTACCTACAATAAGCTCACTAACGAGGTTTATATGTCCATCGGTGACGCTATAGATCAGGAGGATAATTATGATAAGTTAGAGCGAGAGATCAATAATATAAAGGAAAGACTTAGCGATGTCGAGAGCGAGTTGGCTGTCGTAAGACGTATAGCTGAGGGCAAGAACACGGCGTATATCTTTGATACGGTCGATGCCATGAATGAGTGGCTGGCGGTTCCGGAGAACACGGCTAAGCTCCGTGTGGGGGACAGTTTCTGGATCAGGGAGCAGGAGGTACCTGATTATTGGTGGGATGGAACTCAGGCTTTAGAACAGGAAGGCCCGAAGGTTGATTTATCCCCTTATTATACGAAAGACGAGATTAATAATATTGTCAATGATATCAATCAGAAGATAGAGGATAAGAGTACGTCTATTATCTTCGATACTTATATCCAGATGAAGTCTTTCGTGGATGATCCAACTAACGCCGATAAGCTTAAGGAAGGTACCATCCTGTTGATACGAGAGAAAAACGTGCCTGATTATTATTACGATGGAGCTGGGATAGTTAAGATGGAAGCCGATGTAGAGCAATGTCTTTACGTTACTTTGGCTAACAAGCCTACGGAAAGCACTATAAGTTATACTCAAGATCGGGAGGTGACTAATTTCGCTCCGGGTGCTATAGCTAGATGGGTTGACGCTGATGGTAATAACGTTTTTTATAAGCTTGTAGAGATAGTAGGTGGTAAGGCTAAGTGGATTACGTTGATTGATACAAGATATGGTAATGTTACGTTGCAAAGCACTTATGACAAGAACTATGAGATCGTGAATATCGTATCTGGATCACGTTTACAAGCTATAAATAGCGATAAGGATGAGATCAAGTTCGTTAATAGCGCTACCGGTAATGTTACTGTCGTGTTTAACGCCACGGTATCAGGAGGAGCCAAGAAACTTACGAGCCTGTTGGCCGTGAACGAGGTGGTTCTTACACCGGGGGCGGCGGCATCCTTTACCCGTACCGGCGAGAACTTCACCCTCTCCGATCTTTTTGGCGTTACGATCTTCCCCGATCTGGCGGATGCCAATCGTGAGGGTGAGTGGGTAATGAGCGTAGGTATAACCGGTAAACCGATCCTCATGGAGGTAAAGGAGATGCGTAAGTGGGATGAGAGTATAACTAAGGAGCTTACAATAGATGAGCTTAACGAGAAGTTCCCTAACGTGGATATTGGGTTCGCTGTCGTATGTAAGACCATCAACAAGGTATATGAGATGGTTAATGGATATAAGGAATGGGTGTCTTATGATATAACCTCAATAAATTAATGGTATGGCTTTTTTGGCAGGATACGACACGGTAGCGTCCTATGTCACGTTTATAGTGAATGAGGACAGGTTCCCTTGTTATGATGGTAAGGGTGCTGATTATATACCCGATCCGATAATATCAGCGGATGCTTTTAATCGCAGTCTTAGGTTCTCGACAAGAAAGCCAGGATTCGTGGACGTTGATTGGGGAGACGGGACAAAGGATCAATATCCTTTAGTTAAGGTATCTGATGGTAGTTATAGGATTATATTCAGGTCTCTTGACATTGAGTATAAGAAGAATCCGGATGATACCGTATGGTGGTATAAGAAAGAGGATGGCTCACAATACATACCGGTTCCCCCACATAAGTATAGCGATATCAGGCGTAGGGAGGTTACGATGAGGTTCTCTAACTTAATTGATGGGGAATTTAATATGGATGGTATTGTCCTTCATGAGTTCCCTATAACTAATCTTCCTGATATAACTTATTTTGCTGTGGTTAGATCCGTTTTAAAAAATGGAGATATTCCATATGACAGGATAAGCAAGAGCGTTAATCTTCGTAATATACAGATGGGAGTTTTTTCTCATTCTGGTGTATGGAGTAATTGGCCAGAAGGTTTTTTGAACATGAAAAACCTGAGGTATTTCGGATGCAATAGCGTTTTTAATTTCGGGGATGATCCTGATTCTAATTGGAGAAGGTTCTCTGAATGGAAGAATCTTACTAATTTTAACTTCAACTGGTGTAATATTCCTTCTTATGATCCGGCTTTTAATTCTATTCCGGCAAAAAGTATAAGCATTATAAGCGATAGGAATAATATACCTGTATTTGATGAGGTGGATAAGGTAGGGGATGATAAGACAGGCGTTACCTTTATGGGTGATGGTAGCTCATGGAAACAAGATCTGGTAGGAGGGAAGTTGAACAAGATTCAGCGGGCATATTGTTCTTCAAGTACGGTGCCGGTAGACGATCTTCCGGATTACTTGTATGAGATAAGGGAATTTAGGGTATGGAATTTGCGTGATGGTGGTAGATTTATAAATACGCAGGAGAGGGCTGATACGTTCGTTAACACGTTTTATGATAAGATGATGTCCTGGGATTATATAACGATGTCACAGATGGCTTCTGACGGTAACAGGAATCAGTTTTATAAACTTACCTTAGATTTATATGCTGCCGTAGCTCCTACTAATAAGAGACCGTCTGGCGTTTATCAGGCTCCTGATGGGTTTGTCAAGGGGGTTAGTAATGGTAATCCTACGACGCCTATGGAGAAGGTGTATGTACTTACCAACAACTATGGGCAGACGTGGATCTTGGCACCTGCCCCGGCTTCTAAGGCTGCCCTTACGAGGGCACGGCGGGCGGGGAAGACCAGGATCACCCCGTTCGTTCTTGGCGTAAAGGACGGTCATGTATCCGTATTCAGCGGAGACGTGTTGGATGATAATATGAGTAAGTATAATTTCGCCGACAAATACGAGGCTATAGATATCTGTAACGATCTGGGATTGGACAGTTCACCGGTTGTCGAGTATTTCAGGAGAATAGAGGAGGGAGAGGTATGAGGCTGATATGTAAGGATACGAACAACGGATCTATAACCTTTTTCACCAAGGGCAAGCACGCTTTCAGGGGTGTCAACAGGGATGATACCACGGATGACGTGCCTGATCCTATATTGGATGTTAATAATTATAATGAGAGTATACAGTTTTATTCCAAGACCCCCGGCATGTGCGAGGTCGATTGGGGTGACGGGAATAAAGAGCAATTTCCTTTCGTGAAGGATAGGAGCGAATCCATATACGGGCGATATAGGTTGATGTTCAGGAGAAGGGATATAAGTTATCGTAAGAATCCGGATAGCCATCCATGGTGGTTTTATAAGGAAGATGGGAGTGAGTATATTCCCGCCCCCAATCATGCTTACGCTGATGGGCTAGATAAAGATCGGGTCATCACCATGACTTTTACGAATGATATTACATTCGTTCAAACAAAAAGGATAATGATGGTAGGATTCCCGATATTAGACGCCCCAAGTATTATCAACTTAACCTTATCCATTACCGGCGATGGGAATATAACCGATATCCCTAAAGACAGGATACGTAGATCGGTAAATATAGAGTATATAACACTTAACGAATTGGGTGTAGGGACATTGACATCCATACCGGATGATTGGGATAGGTTGACTAAGTTGAAAGGCATTAATTTAAGTCGAACGGCTGATTTTAATGATACGGAGTCTTCTAATATAAGGAAATTCCCCTCTATGTGGCCTAATCTTGTAACATTAGCTTTGGCAGGTTGCAGGGTTAGGGTATATCCAAGGGAATGGCTGTCTTTTAGCAAGCTAAGAGAATTATATATATCCCCGGGAGTGGCTATGCCATCGTTTGACCCTAATACATGCCCGGCTATGGATGAGGTGGATAAGATAAATCCTAGCTTAAGGACCTTCGATCATATAAATAGATGGTATGGGTCTGTCGTGAGCTGGCATCCGTATATGATCGGCAAGGGGCTGGAAAATATCACTAGTCTTACCGCCTCATATGGCTATAGTAATATAGATGTAAGCAATCTACCGGATTATATATATGAGATGAGATCTATGAGTGGTTTTTATATGCATATCTCCTTGTTGACCCAAAGTCGATGTGATACGTTTATATCAACATTATATGAGAAGGTGATGGGGTTTGATTATCTCACTATGTCCTCCTCTGCTTCCGATGGCAAAAGAAATCAGTTTTATGGATTGTATCTAAGTATATATATGGATGCCAATCCTGTTGATAAAAGGCCTAGTGGCGTATTACAGGCACCTTCTGGTTTTATAAAAGGTCAGTCTAATGGCTCTCCGTCGACTCCTATGGAGATGGTTTATGTGCTTATGAATAATTATGGATGGAGGTTTAGTATGGCGCCAGAGGCTTCGGTGTTAAGGTCAATACGATCTTCTGATATTGACACGAGGTCGTATAAGCCATATAAGCTTATCGTATTTGACGATGGGCGTACCTTTGTAGGCAATGGAGATGTTTTAGCTCATGATACGGATAAGGTATTATCGTTTGGGGATCAACCAGAAGGAGAGTATTTATGTGATTCTATGGGATTGGACAGGAATGTTATTGTAGAATATTTTAACAAGATAGGTAATGGCTAAGACATTATATAAATATGAGGCTTCATCAAATAAGTTCGTGTGGTTCACTACATGGGATAGGGCACTTAGAAATTATTATACCGATGATTATAATTATGTACCTGATCCTGTCGTTGATAATCCTTATAATACGTTTGTCGAGTTTAGATCCAGAAAGCCCGGTATGGCTAATGTGGATTGGGGGGATGGAATAAAGGAGCAGTTTCCTATGACCAAGGTCCAAGGGCAGGATAATTATCGTATCATATTCCGTTCTTTGGCAATACAACACAGGAAAAATCCCAATACTACGTGGTGGTTCAGGAAGGAGGATGGATCGCAATACGTACCTGTGGATAATCATGCTTACGCTGATGGGAGGAGGGACGTACAACGGGCTGTATCGATAGATTTTACTTGTGATATTTATTATGCCAATATCCAAGTTTGTAAGATGACGGCTTTCCCGATTGTGGATATACCAGGACTTGAGTTTTTGGTCGTATCCCATACGATGTATGTTAATGACGGTATACCTGTAGACAAGTTGTCAAGATCCAAAAAGTTAATTTATATCGATCTTCAAAATATAGGGCAAAGAATGACCGTAATTCCTGAGGCTATAACCAGTAAGACAGAGGTATATTATTTAAATATGTTTAATATGCTTGATCTTAGGGATATAGAATCTAGCGGGATAAGAAATATAAAGAATATGAAAAATCTTCAAACCCTTGAATTGTCTTCATGTTATTTGGATAGGTATATAAAGGAGTTTAATGATCTTCCTAAATTAACTTCGTTGAAAATACATCCTGGCCCTCCTGATATGTGGAATTATTTTGATATAAATACCCTTCCTTTTTTCGAGGTAGATAAGATAAATCCTAATATTACTGATTTTTATTTTTTAAATGACTGGGCAAGTGGAGAAAGGAGGACGGGTTGGAATGATGATAATATGTCTGGAAGGGGATTGGAACATCTTACTAGTCTCATTGCAGCTAATAGCAATAGTCTTAGAATGGATAAGCTTCCGGATTATATTTATGAGATGAGGGCTATTACATGGTTTAACGTGAATGCATCCACTCATAGCCAAAAAAGATCAGATGATTTCGTGAACTCTTTCTACGACCTTGTTGTAGGATGGGATCAGATTACTATGACATCCGTGGCTAAGGATGGGAAGAGGAACCAGTTCTATAGTCTTTCGGTAAGCATGTATAATGCTATTTATCCAACCGAAAACCAGCGTCCTTCCGGAACGGAGCAGGCGCCGGAAGGATTCGTGAAAGGCTCGTCCAACGGGTCTCCCGCTACACCTATGGAGAAGATATATGTGTTAAAAAATAACTACGCCCAGAGATGGACGATTAAACCAGAATAATATTATGAATATCAATATTTTAAAATTAAATTGGGGGGGGGGTAAAATCCTATTTGCCTTATGATGAGAAGAAGAATGTTACCCAAAAGGAAGATAATAGAGGTATTCGAGGAATTATCTCCTCAGGATAATGGATATTGGGCGGTTCCTGATGGGGTCTATGAGGTTGAGTTCGCGTTGGTCGCCGGAGGTCTTAATGGAGAATCTTCCGATATATATAATGCCGGGAGTGGCGGTAACGGAGGTGGTGTACAGACTGGGACTATATCCGTAAATCCAGGTGTTACATATAGGGTGGTTGTCGGAGATATAGGTGGTGATAGTATATTCGGTATATATCAGGCTATTGCCGGTAAAGGTGGAAGAGGCGGATATGGAGTTGAAGGGGATGGTCATGATCCTTCCCCGGGAAATCCAGGGCAAGATGGATCATATGTTTTTAACAACAAATATCCTGACCGATATCCTTATCCTATGGGCGCTGGTGGTGGATCGGGAGCTTATACAAGAGGATGGGATATGGGCTTTTTATCCGGAGGGAAAGGCGGAAATCACGGGGGAGGTGATGGAGCTGGAGTCGAGGATATTGAGGGTGTTACTATTAATGGCAAAAATGGAGGTAATGCCACTTATTATGGAGGTGGTGGAGGAGGAGCCTCTAAAGCTTCTAATAGTGGGGCTACGAGCGGTCGAGGAGGATCAGGTTATCGTGGTATTGTTATTTTACATTATTTTAAAAATGGATGATATGGATAGGAATGATATTATAAAAGAATTAGGTTCGTATTTTGATATAGTGGAATTGGTGTGTCCTCATACATACAATAAGTGGAAGGACAGATCGTGGCAGTTTCTTGATACAGCGTTTCTCCATAATCTTCTTATATTACGGAGGGATATAATCAAACAGCCTATGTATTGTAATAATTGGGACAAGCAGGGGCAGTTTTCCCAACGTGGTCTTAGATGCAACATCTGCCAGATAGTCAAGGATAAGAAAGATGTTTATCTATCCGCTCATGTGTTGGGTAAGGCTGGGGATTTCGATGTCAAGTCAATGACGGCGGAACAGGCTAGAGGCTTGATCTTGGATCATCAAGATATGTTACCATATCCTTTCCGGCTTGAAGGGAAGGTGGGTTGGTTGCATTTTGACAGCCTTGATACGAGGAACGGTATACACGCCGTGGTGTTTTAGGTACTTAACGGTATAGTGGTTAACTTTGCGTATAGGGTATAAAATGAAAGACAAAGACATGATAGAGCGAGTGGGGGCTTTATGGAATATAGCGCTTGCGTATGGTGCCTCTTGCTGGGCTTACTTCCAGCCAGTGCATCATTTATTGACCGTATTACTTATAGTATTAATAGCGAATTTTTTGGCTAGGTTAGCGCAAAGCGTAAGGGGCTGGAAGCTCCGTAGAAGCCGTAGGAGGAGGTTTAGTTTCAAGAGATGGCTTAGGGAGGTTAGGTTCACTGATATTCTTAAGGAGTTCGCTTTGTCTTGTTTTATAGTAATGACATTATGTGTTATATATAAGACGTTATACCCGATCGAGGAGGAGGCTAGCATGATACTTACCGTTACCAAATATGGGGTGTATATAGCCCTTGTTGGATATGTGATGCTTTTCCTGAATACGATAGGGGATGCTTTCGCTGACGCTTATCTGGTTAAGGTGTTCAAGGCTGTATTCAAGAGGATAAACGTATTCAAGATGTTTGGCTTCTCTAAAAACATACCTGACGAGATGTTTGACGATATAAAGAAGATTGCTGATGATAAGGTTAAGGATAAGTCTTAAGGCTGTTTTTTGTTTAGGTCTGTCGCTATTCCTGTCCTCTTGTGGAAGCAGGAGGCAGGTTAGCGACACGTCTATAGATAATCGTTTGATAAGCAGGATAGAGACGATGATAGATGAGGTCATGGACCGGAAGATCGTAGAGATCAGGACATCTGATCTTAATGCTGATATTGTCATAACTGAGAGGAAATTCGATACTACGAAGGAGGTGGATCCATCCACTGGGGAGCGACCCGTGTCCTCCCAGACGGACGCTCATATCGTCATCGGCCGGCGGGATAGCACGGTGACGACCGATTCCCTTGGCGTTGATAAGACGATCGCCGGTATTGAGGATATTGATAAGAAGACAGATATCGAACATAAGGATGTAGATGACAAGAAAGAATCAAGATGGCCAATAGCTGTCACATCAATTAGTGTGTTGTTGATATTATTGGTTTTAATATATTTGCTAAAGAAGATGAAGGTTTTATGAGACGAAGAATGATTGAATATACTAGGGGGGGGGGTAATTGATGATCATACTAGGTTTTTGATGAGATTCAATGGTAATTTTAAGGTAGAGGGAAATCCTACTCCCTCTGGCAATCTCTTTATAGCCAATAACGCCAATCTTATCACCGATGGCTCAATACAATGTGCCCAATATAACAAAACGGATCCTTTTCTTTATACTATCATAAACACCAAAGAATCGTTATTGCCTGAGCTGTTTTATGACGGTCATCCATTTACTATAGACTTTTGGTATAAGTCAACCAATCTTGTTACAAGTTGTTTGGTTGAACATGAATATCCTAATGGTATTTTTTATTTTGGTGTAGTTTTAACAGGTACTGGTTTTTATTTTTTATTTCAAGCTCAACAAGCTGGTTGGCATGTTGATAGAGTTGAGGCAAACAAATGGTATCATATAGCTATAGTCAGAAGCAGTAATGAATATGACATATTAAGATGTTTTGTTAATGGTATACTTATTATTAACACGAAAACCAATAATACGCTTTCCCTTAGGTCTTATAACCTAGGTATTAATACACGAGGTGATGGTATGGATAACGGAAATTTTATGATGGACGATTTCAGGATAAGTGATATAGCTAGATGGGATTCGGATTTTGAACCTCCAAAAAGAAAGGGATTATGATCTACCATAATCCCTTGCCATTCATCCTTACCCACGTATCAACCAAAACCAAAATGAGGTCAGTCCCGGATTCGAACCGGGGTATATGGTTTTGCAGACCACCGACTAAACCGCTCATCCAACCGACCGCATCGCGAATATAAAATTTTGTCTTTGACCAGACAACTTCTTTGACCAGATTTTTACTCAACTAGAAACTGCCTTGAAGAAAATCCCTTATCTAGTAAATACCAGGTGAGGCAATATCTCTTTGAGGTCTATCTCTGTTGACACCAAAGGAAATGTGGCGGCTCCGTAAGGCAGGGCAGGAGGTATTCCCACACGGCCGGCCAGGAGCGGAGCGACTCGTAGCCCACCTCCCTTTTCCCCTTGGCGTATTACGCTTAAGCGTTGGAAAGAAGTAAACATATCAATACATTAACGTCTGATGTAGGTAGTAGTTTGTCGATCAAAGATCCATCGATAACATAAGTATGTGTCAAAAATACACTAAACTAAATCATTGATATACATTATTATTAAGATCTTAGATTTTCAATCTACTACAGATTATTAAGTTAATGTAATTAACTTATATACTTTAAATTATAAGAAAGCGTTAGCTAATGCTTTTTAATTAATCAACTTATGAGGTAAAGATAGTAAGTAATTAAATAAAGAAAGGATTTATAATGAGATTCCCTTCTTAAGGGGCGAAGCTCCTTATATCACATGTCACAAAATAGACAACTGTGTTTTAGTTAGTTACGTTATTATTGAAATAATAGCAGTGGTATTATGATAAATTAATTCAATTTTCTCTTTACCATTCTCTATATTTTACGTATATTTGAAGTGGATAAGATATGAACGATATGAATTTTGACTTGGATTATATAAGGAAATGCTCTTCTATGATAAAGGAGTTCCCGGTATATACAGAGGCTGAGAAGAGGCAGGTAGCTGAGGGACGTACTTGTATTAAGTTGTCTAAAGGACAACCTATATATCCTCGTAATTTTAAGAAACGTAGAGATACTTTCGCTGGCGCTGATTATACCACGGCTAATCCAAGGGATATTGATCCTAACAACATCTATATACCTCCTTATTTTAGGCTTAAGATTATCATGGCTATTATCATCAACTTTGATAGGGCTATTGCGTTTAATAGGATATCTGATAATGACTTTAAGCTAGGCATGACATATCGGTTCATTTATGAGCATGTCGGTTCTTTTAAGTGTTTTGAGAAGGCTTATAATATGATATCATTGGTAGTTGACGGAGAGTTGTCGATCATGAGGTCAATCGGTGATTATAATTATAAGTGGAATATGCGTAAGGTCTATCCATCATGCTTCGTGAATAAGGCTAAGTTCAGATATATTGGTGGTGGTGATAACGCTCCTGTAAGCTCAAAGGGAAGAGCTAATAAGGCCAGAAGGGCCGCTGTTGATTATAAGGTTATGATTATGGTTAATATCATAAATACAAGATCCGCTGATAAGATAAGAAAGATGGTTAAATCTGATGGTAGCCTTAAAAATAATGGGGAAAGAGTTGATGGAAGGAATAATAAAGTCCTTTTTGATATATATAATAGTCGTTTGATTCACGAGGGGTTTAAAGAAATGAAAACCTCTACCTTGTATAAGTATCTTAAGGCTGCGTTAGACTTTTTAGGTGTAAGTCTATTGGAGTTAAGGTCTTTAGCTGATAGGTCTATCTCTGATATAGAAAATGGCAAGAAAGGGTATGAGCATGATTTATGCCATTTTGATGATTGTTTTGATATCAATTCTTTTGTGGAGGATTCGTGATGAGTAGCTTTAGTATCGTAAGAGGTGGAGATGTATTCATCGTATTTAACCACGATAATGGTATGTTTAATATCCAAGAGCTATCGGATTCCATTGGATGTAAGAATATATTGTCATCTGTTGTAAAAGACCCTTTGAATGGGTCGATGTATGTTATGAAAGAGATATCCGATCAGAAGTGGGGAGATATAGTGGCTTTGGTTAGATTCGGATGTCTGTTGAATAAGTCTATTGTAAAGGAGATTATCGTCAAATCTATAAGATTGTGGGTTGATATTTGTGGTATGTCTTACAGCGATATAAAATCATCTACATCCGATCCTATATACAATACGTTCCTTTTTAGCGGCTATATGTCTTTGGCTGGAGATAATCCTGACCTTAAAAAATTTATCGTATCTCTTAGGGGTAGAATGCTTAGATACGATCTTAAATGCCTATGTCTTTACCTAGCTATGTCTATGGCTATCAATGGCGGTATAATTCTAAGCGAACAGGATCTTCTTAATGCTCTTATCTTATAGCTTCATTTGTTTTATCGATCAAATTAGTATCTTTGTGAAAAAGATATTAAGATGAACCAGATAAACATCATACCGAAGATAATTCATGATAAGTTCGCCGCAAGGATTATCATGGATGATTATGATATAGAGAAACCTATCGTTATTACTATCGTGGCCAGACGTAACGATGGTGAGTATAACACCCAGATATTGACATACCCGACATCTGGCGTTGATTACGAGGGTAATGTAAGGATGGTGTTTTTCGATGTCGCTAGATCTCATGTTTGCCAGATAACATCGGTGTTTATTAACGGCCATGAGGTCAAGACATATTATACCGATATCCCGGATCTTGATATGCAAGCCCGTTATGACGATAGCTTGTGCCGGTACGACAAGAAGGTTAATATGAATGATATTAGGCTGTCGTTTCAGGTGCTAGAGACACGTGATCCAAAGGTGTTGCAGGTATTGGATGAGTCTGAATGGGGGCTACTGGAGGACAGGAAGGCGATCATCGAGATCACTACCCCTGGGATGTCCGACCCCGTTACGTTGTTTCTTGGCAAGAATCAGGTCAATACCTTTACCAGCCTAACGCTAGGTCTCAATTGCTTTAATTACGATGATTGTAATGTCAAGTATCTTGACCTCCCAGACGGTATATATGATATCAAGATCATAGGTAGCCCTTCCACTTACAATTTTAGTCGCAAGTATCTTAAGACGGATCTTATACGCAGGCGTCTTGATCGGCTATGGATTAAGACTGATATCCTATGCGAGGACAAGGATAAGGATCTTATAAATAAGATACAGGAGATGGAGATACTTATGGTCGTAGCGGAGGCTAACGTTAGGTTGGACAATATAGAGGCGGCTCATGAGATCATTGATCGTGTCGGAGAGCTTCTTGAGATGGCTACCAATTGCGTGGATTGTTAAACATAAAAATATTTAGTCGTGGGTTGTAATACTTGTAGGGAAAAGGCATTAAGGGCCGAGAGAGAAAGAATTGAGAGAAGTATGATGAATCATTCTTCTTCTACCGTTGTTAGCGATAGGGAATATGCTTCTAGAAGCACCGCTGGATGTATGGTTATGCAAGATCCGTTGCAGACCATGGAGCGTGACGTGGTTAGTATATATAGGCAAGTTCGTACCAAGGGTGATGGCGTTGGTGTATCTTATCTTAATATGCAGAAAAAGATCCGTGAGTGGATCAAGAATCTGCCGTATGGATGCCCGCCTGACGAGGAGGTACAGGAAATGAGAAAGGAGATTCTGGATGGGCGCTCAAAGCATATCAAACCTTGATAGGATAGATCTATGTAAGGTCGTAGACGAATGGCTGTCCTGCCAATGGGGTAGATATATGAGATACCATAGGTATAGGATCGGGAATAAGCCCGATATATCCTATTGGGGCAAGATAATTCGTTTGCAAAGGTCATTATGTGATAATGATTGCGGGTTATGTCCGGATGAGGTGAGATCGTTAAAGGAACGTGTTAATAAGTTACTGGCATAATCAAAAATAATATTAATTCCATATAATTTCATTATAGGGTTTTAATATATCCATAAGGATCGGATTATTAGCCTAAGCTTTGAAATAGAGGCTACGTTATTTGAGAATATATAGTTACCTACGGATGTTTATCCAAGTCCGTAGCTCTAAGGTAGGTGATTAAACAGGGATTGTATTTGGGTTCCAGTGTTGCCTATATAAAACCTCAAAATAACATTGGCGATGGGTACTAACAGGGTTTTTACCCTGACTTATGTTGAATAAACATTGAATTAGTTTGTAAAATGGTGTATGTACAAGACATAGATGGTAAACCGATGATGCCTACGACAAGGCATGGGAAGGTTAGGAGGTTGCTTAAAGCAAATAAAGCAACCGTAGTGAATCTTTGTCCGTTTACGATTCAGTTAACTTACAAATCAACCGATCATAAACAACCAGTTACTCTGGGCATTGATGCAGGAGCTAAACATATCGGTTTTTCTGCAACAACTGAAAAAGAAGAGTTATTTGCTTGTGAAACAACCTTGAGAACAGACATTGTAGATTTACTTTCAATGAGACTTCAAAATAGAAGGACAAGAAGATCAAGGCTCAGATATAGAAAGTCGAGATTTAACAACAGAGGTTCCTCTAAAAAGAAAGGATGGGTAGCCCCTTCTGTAAAACAAAGAATCGATTCCCATTTAAACGAAGTGAATGAGATTCATAAAATCCTTCCGATTACTAAAATAGTAATTGAAGTCGCTCAGTTCGATACTCAGAAAATGAAAAACCATGATATTTCAGGAGCTGATTATCAAAACGGAGAACAACTTGGTTTTTGGAATGTCAGGGAGTACGTTTTGTTCAGAGACGGACATAAATGTAGTCATTGTAAAGGAAAGTCGAAAGATCCTGTTTTAAACGTTCATCATTTGGAATCAAGAAAAACAGGAGGGGATTCACCTTCGAATTTAATCACCCTTTGTGAATCGTGTCATAAAGCATTTCATAAAGGAGAAATTGAATTGAAGAAAAAGAGAGGTAAATCACTTCGTGATGCGGCCGTGATGGGGATTATGAAATGGAAATTGTACGAGGAGTTGAAATCCAGATATGACAACGTTTCGATGACTTTCGGTTACATCACGAAACATAATCGGATTAAATATGGGATTGAAAAAAACCATACATCCGATGCGTTTGTCATTTCTAGGAACTTCAATGCGAAACGAATTGAGTATCAATACTTGAAACGTTTAGTTCGTAGGCATAACAGGCAAATACATAAAATGAAAATTTTAAAAGGAGGGAAGAAGAAAAACAATCAAGCTCCTTTTGAGGTTTTCGGATTTAGATTGTTTGATAAAGTATTGTATAACAATGAAATATGTTTTATTTATGGAAGAAGAAAATCAGGAAATTTCAATATCAGGGATTTCAACGGAGAAAATCCAAAGGATGTTTCACACAAAAAGTTTAAACTCATTAGAGGAAAGAGGCATCCGATTATATTAAAGTAAATAAATATATATAAATAGGTTTAATAGATTTTTTTAATATGATAAAACATAATTGTTCACATATAACTCCGTCCACTTGCGTACCTTATGAGGGTGATCTACCAGAGTGGTCAAAGCATAAGGACTCTGATGAGTGTGTTATGATCTCTGATGTGATAGAGGAGATATATGACGAGCTTACCCGTATCAGGGAGGCTATAGATGTCCGGGATCTTGGTGAGTCTTGCGTGAAGGTAAGTGGCGATAAGACTGTAGCTAAAATCCTTTACGCTATTGAGGATAAGATTTGCAATGGGTAATTAATGTCCTGATTTTAGGATATTAAAAATAGCCAATCGGTTTGTGTTTATCATTTCGATTGGCTATTTTTGTATGTCCACTGACTCTCACGAGGGAGTGGACATAAAGTAATTAATTATTAACTTCAAAATTAGATTAAAAAATGAAGACGGTAAATGTTTTGACAAGAAAAATGGGTGATTTTAACGTTTTTCAAAGAACTAGTGATGGTTATTTTGATGCCAACAGTTTACTTAAGCAATGGAATGATAATCCCGATAGCACGAGAAGACGGCTTGATGATTTTATGAATAGTGGTAGAACTAAGGAATTTATTAGTGCTTTATCTGAAGATGAAAGCCATAGGAGAAAAATCGACATTGGTGATAATCAATTAGTTATAAAAGTAAAAGGTAAGACAACTAAGCATGGTAAAACTCCTGATAAGGTGTGGATGCATCCTCTGTTGTTTATAAAATTTGCCATGTGGATAAATCCTAGATTCGAAGTTCAGGTGTTGAGATTTGTACATGATCAACTTATAGATTACAGGGATAAGGCTGGTGATGCTTACAAGAGGATGTCTTCCGCTTTATCTAAAATAATTGAATCTTCAAGACTAAGAGATAAAATACAAGATTTGGCCAGATCCGTAAATATTATTGTCTATGGCCTTCATGAGACTATGATAAGAAACTCTGTTGGCGAGGAGGCCAAGGCTAAAGAATTGATGGAGCTGGAGATTGATATAGCCAAGATGATTGAGTTTGGATATATAACTACCGAGGAGCAATTAAGAGATTATCTATATAAGGTTTTGAGAAGCAAAAAGGCTCTTCCTTTGTAATTTGATTTTAAATTGTATCTTTGTGACAAAGTGAATGACAATGGTATACGGTAACAAAGAAATAGTTCGGACGTTCACCAAAAACAACCCGCCTGCCGGGTACGTGGGCGGCTCTGTTGACTACCGGGTCCCGGCCAACGTCTATTTTGGCGATACGCAGGAGGAGGCTGACAACAAGGCTGAAGATGATATCAAAGCCAACGGTCAGGACTACGCCAATACATATGCCGACATAATACCGGCTGTATGGTATAATGATCAGGTATGCGATGAGTTTATCAAGAACAATTGCGTAAGCGGTAGGGGGTCCAAGGAGCAGGTATGCATAGAGGAAGGCAGGTTTGTCTCTTACGTATCTAAGAAAGATGCCAATGATAAGGCTAGGGTGGAGCTTGGGCGGATCGGGCAAGGGGAGGCCAACGCAGTTGGGACATGCTGTAAGGACTGGGCCTCACAGCCTCTTCGTGGCTTATTTTATAAGAACGATTGTGAGGCTGGGACATCAGGTAAAGAAGGTATTGTGTATGAATTGCCAGTCGGAGCCGTCATATCCGATATATCCCAGATTGATGCTGATACGTTAGCTTATAGGAAGTTCATGAAAGAAGGACAGGAGAAGGCTAACTCCGAAGGTAGTTGCTCCCCTGTATTCTATAATACTACGATCGGTGATTGGTTTGAGAAGGTATGCCCGTTTGGATATAAATCAGGTAGGGTATATTATTCTATCAAAGCCAATAGGTTTAGATCATGGATATCAGTAGAGGATGCCAACGCCAAAGCCCGTGAGGTTTTGATGGTAGAGGGGCAGGAGTACGCTGATCTTAATCTTGAGTGCGAGAAATGGATTGAGAATATTGATCAGGAGGATCAATGCTATTGGTAAAATAGGATGAATATATTGTTTACTATATGGATGATTGTGAGCATAGTGTAATTTTGGATTATTTTTCACGTAAGTATTTTAATATGAAAGATAACGTTGAAGTAGTAGATACGTTATCTGGAAAGACTATTCGTGTGGACAATGATCAGTATATTCGTATTCAGGATTTAATACTTAAATTGGATATGCTTTTCATTGAAGATCCTTACAAGTGTAGGATTTTAATGGATATACTTGATATAGATTATATTTATCTGTCTATATTTTCCATGAAAAATATTTACACTAAAAGAGATAAGCCTTATAAAACATATATAGCATTTGATGAAAATACGCTGTTATACAAAATAGGTAGATCTTCTAATCCATTTAAGAGGATAAAAGGTTCTTCTACATTTTCTCCTTTTGTTAAATTGATGTTTGTGTCTGATAGAGATGTAGAATCAGCTATTCATAATAAATATAGTAAATGTAGAAAATTGGGAGAGTGGTTTGATTTGCCTGAAAAGGCCTTATGTGATATCGTGAATAATTATGACTTTGTTAAATATGAGGGAAGATGAGGGATAAAAAATATGTGTGTATAACTGATTTGATGAATAAGGCTAGAGATATTGAGAATAAGAGTATAAAATTATCTGATGTTGTTAAATATCCTTCGTCGTCTCTTGTGATAAAATCATTCCTCTCTTCTTTTGGAATAGATTTAAAAGATGAGCCTGTCACTTTGATGGTTTTAAAAAGAGAAGGTTTTGCCAAGAGGGTAGGCAAGGGTGATGGTCAGAAGTGGATGATGGAATTTAACCTATCCTTTGTGCTGCTATTTTTAGCTTTTGGAAGTTTAGCGTATGATCTGTTGTACGATAATATTTAATTGATATTACAATCTGTGGAAGCCGGGAATAATTCTCGGCTTCGTTGTTTAATAACGTATGTTACCTTGTTTCCAAATCAAATAAGTATCTTTGCTAAAAACATTAATATTATTAATATGTGTAATTCAGGTGGTTGTTGTCATGATCATTCACGGGAGCGTCCCGAGGAGTGTTGTCATGGCGTTAAGATAGATAGGTTTCTTAACAAATGTTATGATGATCCTTGTGATCCTTGCGATCGGGATTGTCAGGACGAACCTTGTGTTGGTTATGGATGTCCTATAACCTTGTATGATAAATGCGTCTTGTACTCAGGCGATGAGTTGGTAGCGGATGGCATAGAGAAAGGTAATGACATTTCTGTCGTTATAGACTCATTGAGGCGTATTATAGCGTCTAGGGATAAGCAGATAGATTTATACCATCGTGAGGTTCTGGATTTGAAGAGGATTATAAACGAGCTTGTCAACGCCGGTGGTAGCGGCGGGGATAGCGGAACTGAAGAGGAGGTTTGGTGATGAACGGTTGCAACAAAAAACAATACAGACCTACTGTAGACGACACGAAAGTACCGTGCCCTACGTACATGAGTACCGATTGTATTTACCCCGGTGATAAGGTACGTGTGGAATCATTGGGATTATCCCCTAATTGCGATATGTCCGATACCCTTAACGCTATGATAAAGGCTATACGGGATAGGGATGCCGAGATACTTGAATTAAGAAGAATGATCAATAAATTGATTTGATATGAGAAATAATTGTAATCCATGTAAGCCGGAATATAGACCGGGGGACGAGTGTAGTATCTACAGTTCCCAGATCGTATATGACGGTCAGTCGTTCCCTGAGGCAGATATCAGGAACGGTGATAGCATGAATAGCGTAATCGAGTCTCTGGTAAGGAAGCTGGTTGCCGTATCTGGCGCCACGGCGTCCATCCAGCGTGACTCGTTCAAGGGCGTTCAAGCTGTCAGATTAAGATACGAGCCGTTGAACGTGCTCAGCGTTACCTATTGTGGTACTATCGTCCCTAATGACGGATATGTCGTTTCTGGCAGGTCCGTTAAGTTTAAGAAGAAATATTGCATGGGTGATGAGTTCACTGATGTTAATATCGTATATACTACATTGAATAGTAATATTTTAAATACTTCTTGTTATGGCTAAGAGAGTGTACGATACGGTCTTGGCCTCCGAGTGCGACGGCTGGGTATGTGGTGAGACCCTCAAGAAGGGATCTCTCCCCGTAGACAGGTTAGAGCTTGATTCTTTTTCAGAGGCCGTCAGGGAGCTTATAGAGCGTTTTTTCGAGGAGGGATGGTTGCCGGATATGATCTGTGATCTTGGTTGTGGAGGCGCCAGCGTGTTTGAGATTAAGCCTACTAACTTCGAGTATCCTCCTGAGGGTGGCGAGCAGATTCTGGAGATTATCGTAGGCAAGAGTGATAAATGGACTATAACTCAAGCGGAATGATATGAATAATTTAAAAGATATTCTTGCTAAGATCGAGCAAGGTTCCTCATGGGTGTCCTACGACAAGATTTCCGGTACCGGACCAGACAAGGTCGCTATTAAGGTAGAGCCGGGATGGATGGGTAGGTTGCCTAGGGAGACTTACGTGGCGGTCGAGAAAGGCAAGGTTACGAAGCTCGCTACTATAACCCAGAAGGGTATAGAGCGGGTAAGCGTGGATCCTACCAGTGTCATGTTCGACATGGAGGGCGGGACGGCGACCATCAACGCCAAGCTCAACTCCGCCTCGGTCAAGGCTTCCTGCCTTACCCTTGGTGGCTCGGTGAGCAAGTCCTATATAGTATCCATGAACGTGAACGGTTTATCCATGAAAGTCCCGGAAGAGGATAGCAGATATATAGTGTATGCCGATCCTGAGGATCCCGGAGCCACTGATTTGTATGAGGCTAGCTTTGTCATAGCTATGCCTAAGAATATGGATAACGAACAACATCATGAGATGTTTGTCTTGAACGGTAAGGTTGTTAATATCAATCAACAGCCTAATGATATACCTTATATCATACTTGATCATGACTTTGATAACGTGACTAGCGAGAACGGTCAGGTTGTTATCGATATCAAGTCCAATACCGAGTATGATATCGAGCTGGTATGTTGCACTTGCGGTGATGGTAGTGAGCCGGAGCCGGAACCACCCTTCAACGTGGATCCGCAAAGGTTGACGCTTAATAAGGATGGTGATACCCAAATCGTGAGGGTAGAGGCCGGAGATGATGTTTCATGGAGAATAACTGAAGGATAATATGGCAAGGGAAATAGATAAGAATTGTGTCGAGGGTAATTGCTTTGCCATTAACGACAAGAGCCATGGGGTAGGCGATAATAAGCTTAATATCGTATACAAGGCTAATTATACCGGTCAGATCTGTACGGCTAAGTTCCGTATAACGTCAAAGGACGGTAATATTGTCAAGGAGTATATGATAGCTCAGGACGCCAAGCCCGTTTATTATAATATCAAGATGGTTCAGCCGTTCACCAAGGACGACTGTCTGGCCAACCAGCATGGATCGGTGGTGTTGTATACGGTCGAGGAAAGGACTTACAAGTCGTTTATCTCGCAGGAGGACGCAGACGCCAAGGCTATGGAGGATATAGCCCTGAACGGTCAGAAATACGCCAACGAGCATGGTGAGTGTATAACCGATATCTGGTATAACGAGGAGCAGAGAAAGACGTTTATACGTAATAATTGCGATAAGTTCAGTGACGGTCAGGAATATGTTTATATCATTCCTGAGGGCAAGTACGTATCTTCCATCTCTCAGGAGGACGCCGATAGGAAGGCTCTTGAGGATATTGAGAAGAACGGTCAACAACAAGCCAATTTGGAGGGTGAGTGTAAGCCTAAGGAGAATATCTATTATGGTAAGTTTAGCAAGACCTTTACCCGTAACAATTGTGATTCCACCCAATACGGTACGGATGTGGTTGTTAATGAGACGATGGTTACAGGAGACTTCAGATCCATCGTATCTCAGGAAGACGCTAATAGCCTAGCAAGGGCTGCTGTCGAGGCTCAAGGTCAGGATATAGCGAATATCAAGGGTAACTGTGAGAAGATACCGGTATTTACCGGATCGTACTCCAAGGTATTCCAGAGAACCAACTGCCCTGAGGGTTCTACTCCTGTTGACTTCACTGTGGACGAGAAGATGTGTTCTGGATATCCGTTCACTTCTACGGTATCGCAGGATGCCGCCAACAAGCTGGCGCAGGACGCTGTCGAGGCGCAAGGTCAGGCTATCACCAACGAGCGTGGCGACTGTCAGACTAACGTCTACTATAACGTAAGGATGGAGAAGACAGTCACTAGAAACAATTGCGATGAGTTCCATATCGGCCAACCTTATACTTATGTTGTAGCCGCTGGTAAGTACTTCTCTATTATCTCTCAGGAGGATGCTGACAATAAGGCTAAGGCCGATCTTGAGGCTAACGCCCAGCAACAAGCCAACCTAGAAGGTGAGTGTAAGGAGAAGACGATCTACTACGGTAGGTATAATAAGGAGTTCACTCGTAATAACTGTGATGAGACCCAATACGGCACCAAGGTTGTCGTGGATGAGACTATGGTGACAGGAGATTTCAGGTCTACCGTATCTCATGAAGACGCCAACAATAAGGCTAAGGCCGCCGTCGAGGCTCAAGGTCAGGATGTGGCTAACGTGAAAGGTAAGTGCGAGAAGGTGCCTGTATATACCGGTACTTATACACGTACGTTTACCCGTAACAATTGTGGTACTGGCACTGGTGGTACTTATACGGTAAATGATAGGATGGTTGACGGTTATCCGTTCACGTCTACCGTATCACAGGAGGATGCCAACAACAAGGCCAAGGCCGCCGTTGACGCCCAAGGACAGGCCCTTGCCAATATCCACGCCCTTTGTACGTACACCGGCCGTGCTTCCTTGGAATTCACGAGAAACAACTGTGGTGAGTGTAAGATCGGATCTAAGGTGACAATCACCCAAGATATGGTAGAAGGACACCCATTCCAGTCTAACGACTCCCAGACCGCCGCTGACGCTATGGCTATGACCGCCGTACAGGCTCAAGGACAGGCTTTGGCTAACACCAAGGGTACTTGCTCTAACGCCACTATGTATACCGGCAAGGCTAGCTTCGAGTTCACGAAGAGCAATTGTGGCGCTAATCAGGTAGGAAATCCGTTCACCGTGACACAAGATATGGTGGAAGGTCATCCGTTCCAGTCTTGTGTATCACAGGATGAGGCTAACTTAGTCGCTATGGCCGCTGTCATGAATCAAGGTCAGAAGATCGCCGATGAGCGTGGTACTTGCCATGAGGCTCCTAAGTACACCGGTCATTATAGCGAGGCGTTTGAGAAGAATAATTGTCCGTCTGGTCTTATCCCGTCTTCAGTTACCGTTACTGAGGCTGACGTGACCGGAGGTCCGTTCTACTCATACGAGAGCCAGTTCGCCGCCGATGAGCTTGCCAAGGCCGCTGTCAAGGCGCAAGGTCAGGCTATAGCCAACGATCGTGGTACTTGCGACGAACTGAAGATATATGTAGGTAATTATAGCAAGGAGTTCACTCCTAAGTGTCCTACTTGTCAGTATGCAGATCCTATCACCGTAACCCCGGATCTTATGGGTCAGTTCTTTACCTCAACCCGTTCTCAGGAAGAGGCAGACGCTTTGGCTAAGGCCTATATCGACAGAATGGGTCAGGCGTTCGTCAACAAGAACTATGATGATACGTGCCATACGAAGACCGAGCAACCGGTATGGGAGACTATAGAGACCGTATGTAAGGACTGTATCTCTCAATTACATCAACGTAACACCAATACCTGTTATACTGATCCTGATAATCAAGAGCGGTATATAGCTGGTGGTAATAATACATGTTTCTGGTTTGGTACGGCATCCAAGGCCTTTACCCGTCAATGTGCGGATGGTGGAGTTGGAAGCTCTGTTACCGTAACTCAGAATGATGTTACGGATCCAAGTCCTAGCTCTGATGGTAAGTTCAAGTCATGCGTATCTCAGGCTGACGCTAACGCCAAGGCATTGGCGGCTGTTACGACTCAGGGACAGAGCGTGGCTAACTCGAAGGGTACTTGTACGTGGACAGGAAGCTATACCGGTCAGGTTCAGAAGAACAATTGCGCTGATGGCGGCGTAGGAGACATGGTATCCGTAAGTAGCAGCAAGCTTCCGGGACACCCGTACACCTCCACCGTTTCCTTGGCTGACGCCAACAAGAAGGCTGAGAACGCGGTTCGTGGATCTGATGGTCAGGCTTACGCCAATAAGAATGGAGGATGTACATGGACTTACGTGGCAAGCCGTGACTTCTATAGGAACAATTGCGCCGGAAGCGGGGTTGGTCAGAGAATAACAGTGACCTCTACGCAGGTTAACGGCGGTACGCCTATCACCAGCAAGGTTTCTTTGGCTGATGCCAGAAGCAAGGCCGAGCAGATCTTAGACCAGAAGGGACAGGATTACGCTAACCAACATGGAACTTGTGTATGGACCGGTACTGGAAGCGCTACATTTTATAAGGATAATTGTGGTACATGTAAACATGGTGTCGCTCTATCCGTTCCTTATAGCGCCTTAGGGTTGTCAGCGTTGACATCTACCGTATCTCAGGCGGATGCCGACAGCAAGGTTCAAAACGCTTTCAAGAATGATACGGCGACTAAGACCGCCGCTCAAGCTTACGCTAATAAGAATGGTGATTGCGCCGATGACGATGATACCCCATCTTATGATGATTGGAGTTACTATTGTAGTGGATGCGATTATCGTAGGAGTAGGAATCAGACCAATCCTTGCTCTTCAGCCCCAAATCAAGATGAGTTGGTTGAGTCCGATTCGAGATCTTGTGGATGCGGGTGTGATAATACATATCATATGGATAATAGCAGGTGTAATAATGGTAATAGCGAGGAGCATTATTCTAGCGAGTGCGATCCTACAGGATATTGGCAGAATGGTGGTGAACATTGCTGTAATCCACATGACTACACTGTCTATACCAATGAGGTATGTAAGGGATGTTCGGGCGAATGCGGTGATGTATGTGTTCCTGATAGCCCTATTAAGGTGGTTAGCGCTGGTGAATTTTGTGCTTCTTCATCGAATCTGGCTAGTGAACAAGCTTATAACAAGTATAAAGAGTACAAGGATGCATTACAAAATTTAGTTGATGCTAGGATATGTCCTTCTAAGGTTGGCAATGATGACCGATGGGGAAATGTCAAGGCTACGAACTGTCCTAGCAACTGTACTCCTAAGACTATCAGTTATAAGCAAATCGCTGGTAAATACACCGCCTGCACCAAGGATGAGGCAAATAGGATAGCCGACAATAACCTACAATCCGATGGTATCTCTTACGCTAATGGCTTGGCGCAGGCCGATAGATGCGATTGCGTGGAGCCAACAAAGACGTGGAGCGCCAACGCTATGCTGAGCGGTGATCCTTGTAATGGTCTGTCTGGTTCTACATCTGCATTAAGGTGCTCCTATGAAGTGTATTACAATAATCAATGTGGATCATCTAAATCAATAACTGTAACTGTTACTGGCAGGAATGATAATGGGCAAACTGTTACGGCTGGAAGTACTTCCGTAAGTATACCTACTGGGTCTGGTAACAAAACCGGTGTCATAGGTTTTGATTCAGGAGTACAATGTGGGTCTATAAGTGTTTCTGGGGGAGGATCTGGGAACTGTTAAGATCCTGATATGTAATGGAAAAGGAGAGGCTAATAAGTCTCTCCTTTTTATTAAAAACCATAACAGCAGTGATTGTCAACAATTACCTGAATCATGACCAGAGATTGTTACATCTCCACATACCACTTCTCGGCTAAAATATACACTTCCACTCTTGGTCCCGGATCCTGCGGGAATTGTAAAGCTAGCGCTATTGACCTGCTCTTCTCCGTTTTGTGTATATCCTATACCACTCACAGAACCAGATATAGATCTACCACATTGATTATTATACGTAATCGTAAATCCTCTTGATGTGACAAGTTGTTCATGGCTCATGCAATCATTATTCATAGATACCGACCATGACCACGTCTTTGTTGGCTCCACGCAATCGCACTCCATAGCGTTGGCTTTTTCCTGCGCTAGTCTCTGTGCGTCAGCCTGTGCCGCGGCGGTAAGTTGGTAGTTTCATCAACCTTGTTTATTCTATTTTCGATAGAAATGACTAATATTGTATCACTAACATTAAAAAAGTAAGATTATGGCATGTGCTAAGAAAAAGAAGATGGCAGAAGGAGGCAAAGTCTCCGAGAAAAAGAAACCTCAACTGAAATGTGGAGGCAAGGTTAAGAAAAAGAAGTAATAACCGGAGGGGTATATCCCCTCCTTAGTATTTAGCATATGAAAAATTCAGAATTTGTATCTAGGATCATAAATGATATGAACTCCATCAATAAGGACGCTCATGTCAGTAGAAGATGGATATTATCTATAGGAAGGCAGAAGGCAAGATCATATATAGCCCAGAAGTATGCCGATGGAACCTTATTTGGCGAGGAATCACTGTACACTCATATCAATTGCATGGAGATGGAGAGAGTCCGAAAGATTGATTGTTGTTTTGATGAGTTTAAATTGTGCAGGATACTTATGAGATCCAAGAAAAGATTGCCCGATATGATATATACCCGTATAGGACCTGCTATCATCAAAGTATCAAACATCATGGATGATATTATATTTACCTCCATATCGTTAAGAAAATACGCTAACAACAAGGAACGTAAATACGGGAATATAGATCAATACTATTATTATGTCAATGATGGATATATCTATATACCAGATATTAACATAGAGGCTATAAATGTTGATCTTATAACTCTCGACAGAAAAGCGGCGTTAGAGCTAGGGGGATGTGGAGCTGAAAAAGATAAGCCATGTACATCTCAATGGGATTATGATTTCATATGCCCAGACAAACTTCTTGAATATGTGGTTTCCGAAACATTAAGGGAAACTGTAACCAAATTGCAGATCCCTACGGATGAGAACCCGGATATGGATATTAATAAGAAAACACAAAAAATTCAATAACATGAATCTAATAAGATCAATAATCAATTTCTTTGGTTTCAATGACGCCATAGTTGACGGTATAGGCGAAAGAGGGATGAGAGACAGCTCTATCATAAGATATAACGAGGTGCATGATATGTATGATAAGATTATAAAAGATCTAGGAGATATGTCAGCTTACGTATCCAAAGGTTGTATCTATGATAAGATAAAGGAAAGAACAGGATTAAGCACCAGACATATTAGTAGGATATTAAATCATACTAAGAGAAAAGATCTTAGATTCATATAAATGTGTTTATCTTCTCAGTACAGGCTTTATCTAATGCTCTGGATCAGGATAAAGTCAATCCGATGGTACCTCTTACGCTAATGGCTTGGCGCAGGCCGATAGATGCGATTGTCCAAAGAATGGAACTATAGGGATAAGTGTTACGTCAAGAACCACATGTGAGTTCCAAAGTGGTATAGTTGATTATATCGGTCCAGATGTTGGATCTATCGGACTCGGCCCTGATGGAGGTACAGCAATAGTATCACCAGGAACATATTCTCTGACATTTAGTGATTGTACTTGTAGAGATGGAGGTGGATATGATCACTCATGCGTAGGAAGGGTAACTCCATGAAGTGTTACCGTATCCGCAGGTGGATCAGTAAACGCCACTGTTATAGTTGATAGTTAATAGTCAATAAAAAGGAGAGGCTGACTAACCTCTCCTTTTTATTGTATATACATTATCAGCATTGTCCACCTGTGGTACAAGCCGCATGCGCCGTTCCTGGTCTTATGGCCGCTTGAAAACACATTTTACCACTAGTAGATCCACTACCAGTACCTATCGTAATCGTAGTACTGGTGGTCATCTCCATACCCGTGGAGGTATTCGCTTCCGCTCCTCCTGTCACTGTTATGGTTTTGCTGGAACCACACGGGTTACTGTATTCCACAGTAAAGTTAATACAACTTCCGCTTTCACTGTAGTCTACCACGTTGGCGCTCCACGTTTGTGGGCAATCGCACTCCATAGCGTTGGCTTTTTCCTGCGCTAGTCTCTGTGCGTCAGCCTGTGCCGCGGCGGTAAGTGCGGCCTTATCACCATTACACTTACACCAAAACTTATCAAATATTTCTTGAATAAGGGCAAAATTGTTATATTTGCGATATGAAAACAAAGTCATTTAAAATACTTGATCAGTACTTTCTCCGGTTTTATAGATCTATCATGTCTAAGAATGGTAAGAGAAGGAAACATACGATCGTGGATAAGAATGATATCCTTGAGTGCCAGTCGTTGATTTGGAAAGTCATACGTGATAGGTATCTGGAGGATGAGGGAGGGGTTTATATAAACAACATCGGTTATCTATGTCATAAGATTAATCCTAACCGCAAGATATATCTGAATAAACTTACCGGTACTATTAATAGGCGTGGGACGGGTGGATATTCTTACGTCCATACGTGTATGGATTTTATGCCTAGGAATAAGTATTTTCATCTATATATCTCTCCGGCCTTGAATAAGGAATGTAGGTTGGCTATGGAATCAGGTAGGAGATATAAGTTCTTGTATCGGGAGGTTGAGTCGGAGAGTAAGGTATTTGGGGTTAAATGGGTTTACAAACTGTAGAAGTTTTTTGTGATCCAGTTAGCCCGTGAGGGTAGACTGGATTTTTTTTGTATCACGGATTCAAATACATATCTTTGTGCAAAAGACTTGAATATGACTATAAAAGGGTTGTTGGCCGAGATCAAGGCCGATTTACATAAATACGATGATAGCGGGGCTATAGATACCTCGTCTGTTTATAGATGGGCTGAGATCGCCTTGAAAAGGTTCGGGGGTGTTATAGCGGTCATGTCCGAGGCAGTTGTCAAGACCAGCAACAAACAGGCGGTATTGCCTTCCGATTTTTTCGACATGCTTGACGCCTATAGGTGTGAGCCTCTTGTCTGTGAGATTCCGGGCGGCGACAAGGCTAAGGCTGACCTCCAACATGAGATCGGCTGGGTCGAGCGCACCGAGCGCGGTTTCCGTTGGAACTCCTGCACCGAGTGCTGTAAGGAGGAGTTTGAGAAGACGATCACGGAGAGGATATATATCGGGTCTCACGAGGTTCGATTTCATTACCATCATCCCGTAAGGCTGTCTATAGGTCGAGGACTGAGGCGTGATTGCGCCGCCGACAAGTATCGGGATAAGTACGATTGGGATAATTATGATATAACTATATCCGGCAATACTATGTATACAGGGTTTGATGGATTTATTTATATCATATATCGTGCTACACCTAAGGATGATGACGGTCTCCCATATATACCTGAAACGGCGTTAGGATACCTTGAGGATTATGTCGAGACGTATATCAAGATGAAGATCTTCGAGAATGCCGCTGTGAATGGCTTGATACAAGGCGCTGGTGACGCTTATAAGCTATACGCCCAACAGGAACCGGGTAAGTTCGCTAGGGCTATGAAGGAGCTTAAGATGTCGATGATTACATTAAATGATTATCGGGAGCTGGCTGAAGATAACAGGAGGAGGATGTTGTCTTATGGGCGTATGTGGCCCAACGCTTTTGATAAGTATATTAAATTGATTTAACAAAATACGATGATATGGCTGATTGGATACATTTAGATAAGACAAGTGGTACCGGCCCTGCTGAGGTTAGGGTTACCGCTGATATCAATGAGACTGGAGAGATACGTCAGGCTACGTACAAGGTTATAAAAGAAGGCACCAAGGAGGAGAAGACGTTCGTGTGCAGGCAGGAGTCCGTCCCGGTGGTGATCATCCCGGAGTTCGATTACCTTGTGCTTAGGTATATCTGGGCTGACGAGGACGGCATTGACTTTGACACGGCTACCGGTTTCGATAACACCGGCCTCCCGGATGTTGACGGCAAGCTGGTTGGTTGGAGTAAACAGTATCAGACCACGCAGGAACGGGTAGGTGATTATCTTATCCATGGCGGTGATAACATGGAATCAGGTAATGAGGCTGCCTTGATCCAGATGGGGCCGTTGTTGGATGGTGATAATTACGATAAATTACCTCTTGAGATCAGGTGCAGTATATACGGTAACTGGTATGGTGGTCGTGAGAAAGGCAATGTCACTATCAGGTTCACGGCATATAAGGGCGGTTCTATGGAGAAACGTGGATATGATTTTGTCAATATCGGAGGCGAGGAGGTTTATACCGGTGATGCCCCTACCAACGTATCCGCCCATGGTGAGGATAATTGGCAAAATATAAAGACCTTGTATTCTAAGGTAGGCACGATGATCTACAACAAGGAGTCTCGTGACTGTATTGTAAGAATAGGTGAGTAATTATTCTTTTTCATAATACAAATATCTATCAGCTCTCTCGTCCGTGAGGATGGGGGAGTTTTTTATTTTTTAGTCCTTTACTTATGACATATTTGATTTTTTATTGTGCAGGAATAATCTAGCTTTGCCGAAAACTAGGATCATGATAACTTTAAATGATGTAAATAACGAACTCCATGTCCGGTTATATATACTGGAGGTGCTTAAGGATTATATAAGAGATGATGATTTCGATGGCCTTGTAGATAAGGCGTTGGATTTTGTCATGGAAGGCGTTTCTATGCCTAAGGTTCCGGCCAAGGACACTACCATGAGTGATATATCAAAGAGCGTTTTGGCTTTGGTAGCGGGTGCCGGATTAGATGAGAGGCTAAGCAAAAGCTCTTTAGAGTTAGCTTACGATAGGTGTAAGATGAGGTACGTATTCGATCCTCGAAATCGGGATATACACGGTGTAGTCGTAGGTTATTCCAATGACTTTAATAGTCTGGTAGCTGTGTGTGATGAGGGATCGAAGAAAGGAGTGGATAAAGGATCTAATGATTTTGTGGATGTCAATGAGAGATACGTGACTAACGGGTTCTTCTACATATCCGTAGAGAACGCCGACAAGCAATCAAGCTACATGGGGAAAAATCTATAATTATTATGTTTTTGTATTTTCATTAAGGGTAAACGTTGCAAAGTGTTTAGTCTTCCTCCTGACTTGTGAAAGTTAGGGGGATTTTTTATATTCGCGTGATTTGAATATTTTCGCATAATACGTATGGTTTTTACTTAGATCCGGCGTGTAAGTGATTATCCGTCGGATTTGTTATCTTTGCGAAAAACATAACATCGTGCAGAACAATTCTAACATAGCGGTTCCCGACTCCGGGATGAACAGGGATAAGCATCCACAGGATCTATCCCCGTCTGAGTACAGCTTTGCCTTGAACGCTACCATAGAGGGTGACGATGGAAGCCAGCTTAAGATCCAGAACGAGCCTAGTACCCTTTTATGTAAGCGATTTGATGGCTATAAGGTTATTGGGTATAAGAATGACATAGCTGGTGATAATACTTATTTCTTTCTATCTAATCCGGATGATAATACGTCTAAGATCACATTCATGCGGTCATTGGATTATATCAAGACCGTGGAGGATCAGCTAGCTGGATCGGGGAAGGACATCCATCGTATCCTTGGCGAGAGGCTTGAGGAGTCGGATGGTCGTTTTGATGAGATATGTGATTTGATGGAGGTCTTGATAGAGGACTGGGTTGATGACCCTTGTCTTAATTTCTCCATTCATCATCCGATCTTCGATATAGAGATCAAGGACGAGAAATGCGGGAAGGTGATATACTGGACCGATGGATATAATCCTCAGCGATATGTTATGGTCGATAAGGCCCTTAACCCGGATGATGATGGTGACTTTTGGTATCATTACCATGGGTATAAGACATGTGGGGATGACAAACCAATAGAGAGGTGTAGGCTGGCCTGCGAGAAGCTGCTGGTGTTCCCGTTGCTGACGGCCCCGTGCGTGGAGCCTGAGGTCGTGGAGTTCGGGGGGAGCCTGCGTGCCGGGACCTACCAGTTCTGCGTGGCGTTGTGCGATGAGTTCGGGATTGAGAAGACTGGATATTGCTCATTGACCAACCCAATCATGTTATTCGATCGTCAAGATATGGTTATCCGCGATGGTTTATGGGGTAAGTCAACCAACATGGGTATCCGCCTTACCGTGTCTAATATAGATAAGCAGGTATCTCATTATAAGATAGGTGTTATACAGAACACGGTTGGGTTTAATGGTGAGCAAAGCCCGGTTCTTGAGTATTTCATAGAAGGTATACATCCGATAACGGAAAGGACCATCTATTACCTTACGGATCAGTATAGCGAGCGTACGATCATGGAGAAGTTATCCAAGGAAATACCGGTATATAAGACAGCCAGAGGCATGACGTCTGTCGGGAATCGTCTTCTTCAATACGGCTTGACCGTGGAGAATGAATGGAATCTTCAACCGGTCGTTAATTTCTTGGGTCATTTCGTTAAATGGCAGACATCGATAGCCACGGAGAATCTATATAAAGACGGTGTGGCTTGCTCTAAATACGCCTCTTTCATGCGTGACGAGGTATATCCGTTGGGTATAAGATTCTTTACCAATACAGGATACAGGACGGCTAGATTCCCGCTTATCCCTCGTCCGGCCACAAGGGAGGAGATGGAGGTTATCGTTGATGAGGACGGTAACTCCGACGACCTGTCGGCTGCGTCGGTGCTGGAGAACAATCCGCAGTGCGCAGGGAACAGCCGCCGTCATCTTTGGCAGTTTAAGAATACGGCAAAGATCATAAACGACCCGTCTTGGGGATTTGATGATTTTGGAGGAGAATGCAAGAATCAGCTAGATGTCAAGCAGCTCAGATATGTAGAGCAGGAATATGCCACGGTAGGAGAGACCCAATTCGTTATCAACACGATGGGGGAAGATGTTACGGTAGATGATGCTATTGATTATATCGCTGATAATATAGAGAACCTGTGTGATATCATAGAATCTAATGTAGGTATTACCGACGAGTTATGCGCTGCTATATCATTGCCAGAGGATCAAGACGGTATAAAGGCTCCCGATTTCCCTAATGGATGTGATGATATCGAGAGAATAGAGACCAGGACTATATTGGATAAAAACTCTTTGGTGGATTCTAGGATTGATTTTACGTATAAGCTGGCTAGTGATTATACGGAGACCGAGCCAACCACCTTAATACAAAGTAACGCCGAGTCACAAAGGAAGTTCTCTATATTGTGTGATTTCGATAATTACTCCAGTGGAGGTAAGAATATCATAGATCTGGTTCAAGAATGGCTGGATGGTCAGGATGAGGATAAATTCCCGTCTGATATAGACTCCTCCGCTTTGGTCTTGTGTCAGGATATGTCTAATGTCCGGCAGTTATATGATGAGGGTATATGTGCTAATGGCTGTTCGGTAGGTGATCCTTACGTGAATCCTACTATTAATGATGTTCAACTTCCTACATTCCAAGGAGGTAGGTCATTGGGTAAGTGCACGTATTTGTTTCAACATGACGGATGGGAAGGTAAGCATCATACAGAGACGATGCTTGATAAGTTGATGGATACGATGGAAAAATACTTCCCCCAATACGAGAGTCAGTTTGGTATCGAGAATGCCATGTGTCTTTTTGGTGATGGTGATAACTCTAAGTTTAATACCGGTATAACTACTGACTGGGAAGATCGTGTGTCTGTGCAGAATGATATTGATGCCAAGACCAATTGGTTCGGCAGAAGCAACTTGACTTATTTCAAGTTCTATCCACATGTATCCTCATACGCCAGATGGGTGGAGTTGGATTACGAGAAATACATAAGTGGTTTATCCGATCCTGATAACGGTATTATGTACATAGAGATGATGGGTAACTATAATTATCCGATCGGCGACTCATCATCATACAATAAGGTTCGTATAACGTTTTTCTCGGACAAGGAAGGTACCGTGGCTCCTAATCCTTTGGCTAATGATGCCAAGAAAGGTGTTATAGTGAATTACGTGGATCATAAGATATTTATGATGCCAAAGTACTTGTTCTGGAATGATGACAAGACTACTTTCCATAAGATATATGTTTGCATCGAGCCTGCGGTATGCGTGTTCTTCACCGGTTTCGCCATGAGGAAGGACATGAAGGAGCTTGCCGGATTCTATACGGCCGGCACCGCCATCTTCCCCGCCCCGTTCTGTTTTGGCATTCGGCCGCTGGAGGTGAAATACGTGTTCTTCTTCACGAAAGAATTGAAATTAAGGAGATTTGTTACCTATGAGGCGAAATGTGTCTCATGTGGAGATAAACCCGCTGACTGCGCTCCCAGACCATATCAGTATGGTGATTTCGGATATTGGGAGTCTACTAATAAGTACCCGGCTAATTTTGAGTTGTATGATTCAAGTAAGATCGGGATATCATCGGGAGGATCAAAGAGGAAGGACATAATAGATTCTTTGACGAAATACTATGGGTCTCCTAAATCAGTTGGGGGTAAGTCTTATTTCACCGGTAATGGGGGTAACGCTGAGTACCCCAATACGTCAACCACGTTTTGTCAGAGACCTATACGTCATTACAAGTTCCCGGATAACTCTGTCGCTCCTTTTATGGGTAATCCGTCTCAGCTGACCGGTCAATATGGAGTTGACTCCTATATTTATCCTATGGGGGTGATGCTTGATGACGATATCGTTAATGAGTTTTTGGATATAGCGGTAGAGAACGGTCTTATAGATAAGGCTAGAAGGGATTCTATAATAGGATATGAGTTGTATAGGGGCGATAGGACGTTGGATAAGAGCGTTATCGGAACCGGTCTGGCTTATGATATGTTTAAGTACGATGATCCCGATGGATCGGCTAACCTTTATCCTAATTACCCTTACAACGATTTGTCTGATGATATGTATATCTATAAGGATATTAATCGTGAGAAATTTATAACGCATCCGTTTAACAGGAAGGGTAATATCTGGTATTCATTCTTAAGTCCTGATATTGCCTTTAACAAGCCTGACGCTCCCACCGAGTGCCTTGTTGATGGTTATCAATTAGGTAAATCCTCCGGTATATTCAGGGAGGTGGAGGATCACCCTAAATGGACGATATTAGGGAGTAAGGCTTACAGTATGGCAACGTCATTGGCTACGGTGGAGGCTATGGCTAATTTAATATCCGCTATAGCTGAGTATACATATCAGTCGGCTTCACAGCAATATGTCGGTGGAGGCGTGTTCTTTTTAGCCAACCCTGTCGGCATAGCGCTGACGGCTATCCGTCTGGCTACGGGTATCGCCAAGGCCACAGCCCAGTCCGTGGTGGATATAGGCAAGTACAGGTATCAGTGGTTAACGGCATTGATAGATAGGGGACCTAGACGGAACTATGCTTATTATTATACTTCTGTCGCTCATTATAATTTATTTTACCAAAAAATAGGGGCGTCGGAGCTACGTGGATTGTCAACGGCTAAATATATCAAGAGCGGGTTATATCCGGTAACAGATATCTCTTCGCAAGGGGAGACCGTAGGCGGTAAGCCTATTATCATAAACAACCTCGATCGTGAGCATTCATTGTTCATGTCATTTGGTATGGATAAGTATATGCTTGAATATCCGGAGTTGGTTTCAAGTTACGATACCAGCCGTATTCAGGATGAGTGTAATATTCGTAACGATGAGGTGGCTGGTATGACGCCTCATTTTATGACACGTGAATCTTTCGTATCCTGCCCCTATATGAGGATAAAGAAATATTCTCCGGCTCAATACGGGCAGATAGAGGATATCAGGTGGGTATCGTTAGGTGGTTGCGGGTTGATGGATAAGGATAAGCGTAAACCTGTTTTTGGAGGTGATGTATTTATATCAAGATTCTCGCTTAAGAGGAAGATGCCTATGTTTTATTTGACTCAGTTTGGTCAGGGGGACATGATACCATTCCCTTATTACGATTATCGAAACATCGGGTATCCCCGTTATTTCGTCAATTACGATACTGGGGAGGATTATCTTAACAAGACCGATACGGATACCGGATCGCTATACTCTTTCCCTAGCCGGAAGAGCGCTTATGAGATGGTTTGCAAGACCGGAGATATGTATCTTAGCGGTCGTTTCTTCCTATATTTCTATGGCATACCTCAGTTTCTTGTGGAGTCTGAGATCAATTGCAATTTCCGTATAGCCGGTCCTGAGCCTTACGAGGGGTTCTATCCGGAGGTGGGGGATTATATATCATGGACTCAGGAGCGTAATGTCCCTATATCAAGGGGTAATGTGTTTAAGATGAGTCCTGTGTATAAGAATCGATTTACGTTAGGTGGCAGGTCATTACCAGAGACGTATGATAGCAATTTTTGGGACTGCGCTTACCAAAGACCCAACGGCGTCATATGGAGCACCGCCGACGTGTCGGAGAACGGCATGACCGATCCTTGGCTGTCGTACAAGCCTATGGATTACCATGAGTTCAAGACCTCGTTCGGAAAGCTTATAAGCATGAAGGGAATAGAGTCGGATCAAATACTAGCTCGCTTCGAGAATCAGGTAGGACTATATAACGCTATAGACGTGCTGGCAGAAAGAATATCCCCGGAGAATAGCGAGCTAGGGACAGGTGGGCTTTTCGCCTCTCGTGGCATTGAGTATAATAATACGACGTTAGGATATTCCGGGACCCAGAGTCGGGATATGATCAGTTGCGAGTTTGGGCATTTTTGGGTCGATTTAAGGCGTGGTCAGGTGTTTAAGGTAGATTCTAATGGTAGGAATCTTACGGAGGTCACACCGGGGCTTAGAAACTGGTTTAAGGAGCATCTTCAGATGAAGATCATCCGTAGCCGGATATATAACGCTGATACGGACGCTGAGTTGTCTTATTATGATATCGATAACAAGTTCTTTGGTATAGGGCTATCCATGGGCTGGGATAATCGGTTCAAGAGGGTTCTAATAACCAAGAAAGATTATATACCGGTAGGGAATCCGAGCGAGTACCAATTCCGTGGCGGCCGGTTCTACAGGAACGGACAGGCGGTGGAGTTGCAGGACGCCAGCCATTTCACGGACGTCTCGTTCACCGTTGGATATAACTGCCTGAAGGGTGAGTGGAAATCATATTTGTCCTACACCCCTGACTATTATATCGAGCACCAGCATTATTTCCAGTCTGGTAAGAATTACTCTAACGACGATCGTGAGATAGGATTATGGTCGCATGGTCTAACCAACCAGTCTTATCAAGTATTCTACGGTAAGTTATATCCGTTCGTCATAGAGGTACCTGTCCGTGAGCAGTATGTGAATAAGATCCTCACGAACTACCAATATCGGATGGATGCCAGAAGGTATCAGGATGAGGTTAATTACCAAATTCTTAGGACTACTGGATTTAATAAGGCATGGTTTTATAATGATACCAACAACAGCGGTGAGCTTCGGATGGTTATCGCCGACAAGAACGATATGAGCCAGCGGTTAAGGTATCCTGTAACCAATGACGATAGCCGTGAGATACTGGTGACGGAGGTTGATCAGAAGATAAATATAAATGACTATTTTAACGAGGTCAAAGACGATACTAATAACCTACCGGTATGGGTTAAGGACGTGAACGATATTGGCCGGGAGATCGACCCTAGGGCTGTCGATTATCATCGGAGGTGGCGTGATCGTCTTCGTGGCGATTGGTTTTTGGCTAGGTTCGTGAATGATATTGAGAGCCGGTTCAAGATGATAGTTCGTTGGTTCAGCAATGATGAGAAAGTTTATTAATTTATTAACATATGGGGGGGGGTATTTGCCGCCTCTCCCTTGTATATTAAAACGATATGGAGGATTTTATTGGTAAGTACGATGGTAATCAAATAGACAGTAGACTTGATAAGGTCAAGGATATGGTTGGTGCCACGGCGTCCGGGGCTGGCGCTGCGGGATTGGTGCCGGCTCCCGCTGCGGAGAAGCATACAGCCTTTCTTCGTGGTGACGGCACATGGCAGGATATAGATGTTCATGAGCCGGGCTTCTTGGGCGATAATCTCGATAGCGAGGATGATTTTAGAACTATATTATTTAATTTGGGCTTTGATAAGGAATTTACCCTTACCAAAGCGAAATATGATATAATAGCTTCTAAATGTGAGGTTGATATACCAATTCAATATCTTTTATCCGGAACATCATCGACGTATGGGGTTGGAGACTTGATATTAATTAAGGATTCATCCGGGAATATTCAAGCCATGTTGCGCTCTGGATGCAATACGGGAGCTGGGACCATTGTATCTTATCATGTAATGATCAATATATCCAGCGACCTTACCCATACGTCCATTGTCACCAGTCATACCGTACAATCGGTATCTAACCAAACCAAGGACATATCCTTAACGATTGGTGGTGACCCAGTCGGAGATAACAGGGCCATCAACTTCTCTACGGCCGGTACAGGGACCAAGGCTTTGATGGATAATGGGAAATATAAGGAGGTGCAAGCTAGGGGTGATATTGAGAATGCGTTTTTAGATACTGTTTTTCATCTAGCATCCAATCAACCTTCTACTTTAACCCAAGATCAGTATAATACTATAAAATCGTTGTTTGGTAGTAACCCTACGTCTAATATCAGGATGATAAAACCTAGCGATTCTTTTGTGGAATTGGGAGGTGAATTTCTTATCAATGATTTGATGGTTTTTAATGATCAAAAGAATGATTGTGTCACTATTTACATCAGCGGTTCAAATACCATTCTTGGTATGGGACTTATGGATATATCTATTTCTGTTTATCCTAATCTAAGTGTTGGATATATTCATTCTAATTCAAATGTTGCTGCATCAAATGATTCCGAGATAGTTCTTGTAAATTCTTTGAAAAATACTGAAGAGAATATAGATTTTGATAATCAACTTCATCTTAAGATGAAAGGTAAGGGTGATAAGGCCTTGATGGATGATGGAACTTATAAGGAGATAGGTTCTTCTGGAGTGGATATATCAAGTTATATTTTAGAAGGAATTGATTTTAAGAAAAATACTACCAAGGAAGGTTTCGATAAGATAAAAAGCTGTATTATTAATAAACAGCATATGTATGTGTATTGTAAAGTCGAAATGAGTGGCGATGTAGTCGCTTTTGCAAGTGATGTTATAACTAGTTTTTTGTATGGTAATATATCCTTGGTTATGGTTGATTTTTCGAATACTGAGTTGAAACGAGTAGAAATAAATTCGAGTAATTATAATATAACCGTAACAAAAATTTAATGTTATGATTCAAAAAAGGAAGGTTGCCAAGAACTCAGGCAAGTGTCCCAAGTCGGGGTGCATAAAGAAAGTAGGAAGTGACTGGAGAGTGGTTAGTAACAAGACCGGAAAGTTATGGCCGGCGAAGTACAAGTCGAGGGATTCGGCCAAGAAAGCTCTGGCGGCTTATCATATGCATTGAGGATGTAGGAGGGTAGGTGATATGAATCATGTACCCGCCTATTGTTTTATCCTGCATCCGATTATGTATATCTTTGTAGAAAACGTAATTTATGGCTAAGAAAGATAAGAAGGAGGAAATCCCTTCATGGATAAAGGATTTGTATAAGGAAGATCTTGATCGTGTTATAAGAGGTGAGCGTCCCATGTATTTCAGGGGTATGGATGATAGTCCTTTGAGAAACGTGTCCCCGGAGTTTGATATCCTTAGCGGAGGAGCCGCAGTTAAAGGCATGAATGGGATAAGAGGTGCGTTGTCCCCGTTGAATAATGGCATGGGTAATTATAATTTCAGTATCAGGGGTATAAATAAGAAGATCGGTGAGTTGGTTGATGAGGCGGGGCTATATTTACCTGAGAAATTAAGACCTGTATATCGGACTGTGGTGGATGCTATGTCGAGTTCCAAGGATAAGGGGTTGGGTCATATCACGCAGCCGTTGGCCAACGCCCTGTACCCAGCGGACGAGCGACGGGACCGGCGTCTGGACGGGGAGCACCCCGTTGGTTATGTGGATGCCATAGACGGCATATGGCCTAGGGAGAAATATGGGTTATGGGGAGAGAAGATTGAACGGAAAGCTGATGGAGGAGAGATGTATACCGTATCTAAAGGCGATACTCTTTGGAGTATAGCCAAAAGATTGGGATTATCTTTAGACGATATTGTATCGTGGAATAGGGATATCCCTGATATCAACAAGATACAGATAGGTGATAAGATAAAGGTTTCAGACCCATCGCTGTCAATAGAGAAAGAGGATCATGATTTGATGGATATAATATCCAGGGAGGCTGAGATCAATAAGATGAGCGATGAGGATATAATCAAGAGCGTCGATCATAAATCTAATTATGCTATTGTAGATAAGAAGAATAAAAAACTAACGGTTTATTCACCGAGCGGGGATATTCTTTATAGCACTAATAATATAGGTGTAGGTGCTTCTGGCGATGATTATAATACCTATACCAAGACGACGAAGGATAAAAAACTTATCGCCGGAGCTGGAAATATGTCTACTCCGGCCGGCATAACAAGAGTGTCAGGTATAGGCGAGTATCATGGCCAGAAATCGTTCCAGAGAGCCAGGTTTGATCCTAAGACAGGCAAGTGGGATCATGATATATCGTCATCTATGCATCATGAGGCTTCTGCTGGAAGAGGATCTAATGGGTGTATCAGGCTTCTTGGGAATACGGGGAATGAGCTGTATAATTTTATAAAGAAGGGTGATTTTATTTATACACTTCCGGAGAAAGAGGGAAGTAGGTTTGTCGTTCGTGAGGGGTCGCTTAATTATATAGCGGATAACCCTTATGGCGAGGATTCCGGTGAGAAGAGACTTTGGGATGATTATAATGTTCATATAAACAAGGATTTTAGGCCATTGAATATAAGCGTAAAAAATAGTGATATATCTCCTGATATCTTGCCTAAATGGATTTATAACGCTTATGACTCAAAGAATGGCGTCAATTCTAGCAACGCTTTCCTTGGTGTTATATCAGCCATTGATAATATAGCCAAAATGGATAAGCTGGGCAATATAAAGGAATATAGCGACGCTATATCATATAACAAGGAACGTATCATGAGTGAGTTCGATATCGATAGCTACACTTATGATAGGATGGCTATGCTTGCCATGGGTATCGCCGAGCAGGAGACTAAGTTTGGTGTATCCGCAAGATATATAGGGAAACAAGCTATCGGTGATCAAGGCGTTGATATAGCCAAGAGATTCAGGTCGTTGTTAAATGGTAACGGATGGAATGACAGGTCTTATAACTCGAAGGGTATAACACAGATAAAGATAGAAGGTGATAATGATGAGACAAAGAAGATATATAATAAGTTTGGTATAGATAAGGAGAATATCCTAAAGCCATATAATTCAGGTATAGCTACCATGTTGCGTTTGGCGTCTATATACAAGAATGAGGTTGTCGGTCGTGGCTTTAAGGATAATAAAGGTAATGATATAGACAAATTCGACGCCTTGCTTTATAAATGGATGGGTAAGGGAAGGTTATTGAATAACGGCAAGGCTTCTCCTGATGATAATGATTATATCAATAATGTAAAGAAATATATTGGCAATTTTGATTTCAAGGTTAAATATAAGGATGGTGGGCCTATTGGTGATGATCCGTTGTATGTAAGACAGGATGTATCTGATAAGGCTTCGTATTTAAAAGATATCTTAGGTAATGCCATAAGAAGAAGATTGTACGAGAATGTCACCCCCGATGTGGTGGCTTCAAATGCTAGCCTTCCTGACAAGGTCAATGAGTTTATATATGGCAGAAACGGGAAGGCTAACGTTGATGAATATAGCGATCAACTATGGGCGAGATTTTTATCTCAACCTAATAATCTAGATGGCAATAATAAGGAGATACGGATTCCTGATAATGTCATTACTGATATTGAGAAGATGTTCAATCGTGACACTAAGGATGAGATAAAGAGGTTAGATAAGAAGATTCGTGATACGGAGCAAGAAATATATGGTTCTGATACACCGGCATCAGATGAGCTTTATGGTAAATTGGAGTTCTTAAAGAAGTCAAGAGAGTGGGTAGATATTTTTGAGAAGAATCGTAATTCTGTAAGATCTGGTAAGCCTACGGTTTTTTCTGAGTACGATTTTTATCCCGAAGCTGCTGGTGAGCTTACCCCGTTATCAGGGTTTGGCAATTTTACAATTTATAGGCGTCCGGATGGGAGGTTAGGTGTTTACGACGTGTATGATTTTTATAGCGATGATCAAGAGTTTCCTGTCAATATAGCTACCAAGACGCTGGATGCTATAGGTAATAAGTTTGATGAGAGAGGTTCGTTTAAGGATTATAGTCCTCTCCCGGAAAGCGGGAAGGATGCTCTTATCCGTAACGCTATTATGTCTAAGAATAAGTTGGAGGATAAGGAGGATGGAGGTCCGGTAAATACAGAACGAGATTATGGTGCCGGTAAATACGTTATTGATCCTAGTAGATCAGAGGATAGTAAGATGGTTGTGTATGATGAGATATGGGACTATCTGACAGAAAAGAAAGGGATACCACAAACTCAAGCTATCGGCATCCTATCGAACATCGCCGCCGAGTCCGGAGGGGACACCGAAGCCCTAGGAGCCGCCGGTGATTTTGGCATCCAACAATGGCTTGGACCGAGGAAGAAGGAGCTACAGCGCAGGTATGGGAAGAAACCGACATTGATACAGCAGTTGGATTATCTCGTGGATGAGTATCAAGGCAAGGTCCCGGGGTTAGGTTGGAATTACATCAATCAAGGAAAGTTTTTCGACAAGGACGCTCAAGGTAATGTATATAATTACTATATGTATTCTAAATCCGATTTCGATAACGCCGTCAACTACAAGGACGCTACCGTGGCATGGAATCAAGGATACGGTAGGCCTCTTGGATCGACCTTAAGAAATGAGAAGAGATTTGAGTTCGCTGATATGTTCGCTAATAGGTATGGTGTCCCGGAGAACGAGCCAATGAGATACGAGTTCGGACAGCGGGATTCGGGCACGGGGGACGGAGGTCAGCAGCCCGTACCTGAGACGGTAGCCCCTGCCGATCCTTCTTTGGCTTCCCGCTCTTCCATGGATAGCTGGTGGGAGAAGGAAGGTCAAGACCTGTTATATAAGATGCTAGCTCAATCAGGCGCCAACAGGAAAGCTATAGAGGATATCGCTAATAACATCAAGAACGATCCCCAATCAGAGGCGCAGATAGCGGAAGCTGAGCGTATGCGTAGGGAGCAGGCGAAAAGGCAGTTGGTGCTTAATATGATACCGGGGTTGATGCTGAATATAAAGGGTATGAGCAGAACTCAGAATTAATGCTATATTTGCGAAGTAATTAAACGTTTTAGATATGAAAAGATTGTTATTTTTATTTGCTATGTTATTGACGCCGTTCGCTTTGATGGCGCAAGAGGTAATCCCATCAGAAGGGACTATCACCATTGATCTAACTACCTTTACCGGCATCATGGCTTTCGTCACGATGTCAGCTACCCAACTAGCCAAGGTTGTGCCGTATATTGACACCCATAAGTGGGCTAAAGTCCTATCCGCCGTAGTCATAGGTATGCTGGTTTGTATATTAGCGTGGCTACTAAAAGTGTCTCCATTGCTTATAGGGAGTGAATGGTGGGAGGCTCTATTATATGGAGTGGCTGTAGGTCTCAGTTCTGCCGGTTTCTATGATTTGGTTAAGGCTATAGGATCATTATTCATAAAAAGAATTTAATTCTGTACATAATAATAGCATTTGCTGAGAGACTCATCGTTGTGAAATGATGAGTCTCTGTTTTTTTAAATTATCTTTGTGTCAGAACGAAATTAATTAGACATGAGCAAATACGTAATCAAGAGGAAGATACCTAAATATCAAGAGGCCGGGGAAGTCGGGTCGTATATGCTTGGTAATATGGACGGTATACAAGGGTTAGGTATAGAACCTTTGGTGAATACCAACCAAGGATTACCCGCGCCGGTCAATCCGCTAGGGATATATTCTTTGGATACTCCAGATCAGTTGAGGACTAAATACGCTAATGCTTTTGATCAGGATAATGTGTTTCCGGCTAGCTTCAAGGGTAGTTTACAGCGTATAGCTGAGAATTATCAGGACAATGGTATTACGCTTAATAACATAACTGTTAACGATGTTGATAAGTCTAAGACCGGTTCAGGCGAGACGGATGTTTTTGATTTTACCACCATCCCCTACTATGGCGCTGATGATATAGGGTCTAGATTCACTCAGATGGGTCGTGGTATAGGGCGTATGAGAAGCGAGGGATATGGTGATTTATCCACTGGGGCTAAAACAGCTAATACGATAACCACCATAGCCTCAGGAATTAGTGGTATCATGGGGTTGGCTCGTAACGTGGTTTCTGGGATAGCGTCAGAGAAAGGTACTCGTACCAATATCAGGTTAGCTCAGGAGCGTGAGGCCAGACAAAGAAGGCAATCCCAGATGCAGTACAAGGATGGTGGGGGTGTTTATCTAGGACCTAATAATAGGTTCGATAGCGGAAGCCTTACCGGTGAGTACCTATATCCGTTACCTAAGTCGATGGAAGATCAAGCCAACGTAGAGGTCGAGAAGGGTGAGTACGTGACGCAGCCCGGAGAGGCGCCGATGGAGGCTATGGGGCAGAAGCACGCCGATGGTGGAACCCCCGTTTCCTTGGAGCAGGGAACGAAGGTTATTACCGACGACACAACCATAGAGCCGGATTTCGCTAAATACATCAGAGATACGTATGGGATCAAAGCCACGCCTAAGGATACGTATGCTACGTTAATGGACAGGTATAAGGCTAAGATCGGTCTTAAATCGGCTTACGATGACCAGAAGAAGGCATTGGAGAAGCTGGAGAAAAATAATAAGATAGATGATGAGAATACAAGGCGTTTAAACGCCTCCGTATTGTCAAAGGCTATAAATGATAGCAACGATATCGTTAATGGATTAGAGGGAAGATTTACGGACTTCGCTAATGTCATATACAAAGAGCAGGAAGACCGGAAGATGAAGAAGGATGAGGATACGTATTTCGCTAAGGGTGGTGAGATAGATAACATCATATCCAGATCTATGAAAGAATACGGTCTTACGGAGGAGGATATAGCTGAGGCTAAGAAAGAGCTGCTTAAGAAAGTGGCTGGTATTCGCCAGAAGATGGAGATAGGAGGCACGTCTTTGTTCGGTCGTAAATTAACTTTCCGCCCGATCGAGAATAGGTTCAACAATGATCCTAACTATTTCGGTTATCAACGCCAAGGAACTGATGGCTCTTATGGAGGTATTAATACGGATGAGAGGTTGAATTATTATAAGACATTCAATCCGGTCGCTTACGATGCTTATATGGGAGCTTCAGAGGGCGCTAGGGCTAGGGCATTGCAAGACGCTATCTACGGTCAGACAAGTAGCTGGATGGGCTTGGCTACGGCTGAGAACCCGATCATCGCCAACGCCGAGGCGCTTCGGGATTACACGACGCTCGTTTCCTTTGGCGGTGAGGATAGTCAAGGTAATTACCCGGAAGACAAGAAAGCCGCATATCATGATAGGATGAGAGACAATAAATTAGGTTTGTTTACCACATCTCGCCCTATGATCGGTCTAGACGTTGTTACAGAGGAACAGCATAAGGCTCTTAACGATGCTGGTATCACCCATTTTAGCCAACTATTCTCTGACAAGAACAAGGATGTCGTTAATAAGATACTTGGGGAGGATATGCTTAAGATGCAGGCATTGAGATCCATGAAAGGAATGGAAGGTCTTGATTTTATACTTGACCCTCATAAGGTGGCTCCCGGTCCTATGGATATAGGTGATGTGGAGGAACCTGATGTTAAACTGGATATGCCTGAGCTGATTGACCCCAATACACTCCCTAAGACCAATACAAATGCCGGTAAGTCGAACAGCGGCAATGGAGGCAGGAATATAGTAGGTGGTGGTCTTGACTTTCCTGAGGTGTTCAGGATGACTCCGGGAGCCGTGACAACGGAAGGTCTGGAAAGACATTACGCTCCTACCGTGGACCCGGTGTTGAGATCGGCTGATCAGTATATGGTTGAGGCTAATCGTGCTTTCCAATCACAATTGGATCAGATGGGTAATGTCCCGGATTCCCAGAGAGGGGCTTTATCATCCAATTTACAGGCTATCATGAGTTCCAATATAGGCAGATACATTAATGAGGTAGAACAAGGGAACGTGGCTCAAAGGACTTGGGCTGATAATGTAAACGCCCGGACTTGGACTGATACGTATGATAAGAATATAGCTCAACGTCAGGGTTATCAAAGTCGAATATTACAGGCTTTGGCTAATACTGACGAGAACTGGGCTAGGTATTTTGATAGCGTAAATGACGAGATCCAACAGAAGTGGAATACGGCTACGACCATGAATACATTAAGGTCTATATTCGGGGATGTAAAGATTGGTCCTAATGGACAATCAATCGCTGATCCTCAAGGAGATATATTGAGTTATAGGAGATTATATCCTGCTCAGGAAGTAACTAAAGGCAAGAAAGGATAAAGGATGGCTTCACAATATAGTATATTAAGGAATTACGGCAAGTATGTATCGCCCTACAACATGGATGTCATGATGCAGGGGATGGGGTACATGCAGCAGAAGATAGATACCAATCGGCAGGCTATAAACGAGTATGCTGATTATATTATCAATTCTGACATTATAAAACCTCAGGACAGGGAATATCTTCAGAACAGGTTAAATGGGTTGATACAGGATGTGAATAACGTGTATCGTAAATCTAATTTGGCTTCCGACGGTATAGCCAGAAGCATACAGGCTCGTCTTGGAGAAGCTCTGGATACCCGTGTGTTGAATGCTATTGCCGGTACTAGGGAGATCCGGGCTTTTAGCGAGAAGATGGAGGATATGAAGCTGAACAATCCCAAGATGTATAGTCCTATAAACGAGGCTGAGGCTTTTGCGGATGCCGTGGCTTGGATGAATGACGGTCAGGTAGGGACACGTCTTAATCCTATACATTATACCCCTTATACGGATTACCACGCTGAGATTGATGAGAAGATGAAGAATTTCATCTCCCTTAACAAGGGGAAGAAAGTCAATGTACCGGTGACTGATGCCAATGGCAACAGGACGGGCGAGATGCGTGAGATGTATATAGATGAGATGAGTTACGCTCAGGTCAGGGATATAGCCATGGCTTCTATATCTGAGAACGGTAAGGCTCAGATGCAATTAGAGGGAAGATATATGGCTAGAACGAATCCTGACTTATTTAATGTTCAAAGCACCTCAGATTTCCTTAAAGGGTATATTGATGATTTCAGTGTCAAGGAAGAATCCATACGAGCCAAGCTAAAGGGCGTTGGCAATGACAAGGCCAAGAGGGCTAAGTTGGAGTCGGAGCTGGCGGATATTATCAAGCAGAGAAATGATTTCGTGGAGGAGGCCGAGGGCGTTATCGGTAGCAACTACAGCCCGGAGCGAGCCGGCATGTTCATGGTACGACAGCAGTTCCTTCGTGGCGTCGGGCTGAGATGGTCTTATAATAACTCATACGAGACGTTGGGTGTTGATGATTATTATTTCAAGGCTAATCAGCAGATGATGGAGAGAGCTAAGTTTAATGAGACAAAAAGGCATAATCTAGCCATGGAGAAAGCAGCGTTGATGAGAGCCAGCAAATCGGGTAAGTCGGAGAATGGAGGTGATGACACGACCGGGCCTACCGTGGTTACCAAGAGCGCAAACCTTGACGATGTGAGCATAAGCGATGAGTTTATGAACGGGTTCATAGCCAACGAGAAGGCGGTGACTACCGGCATGGGTAATTTCGTTAAGTCATTATCAGATGACGCTAGAAGGAAGATCGACGCATGGGCGTCTGATCCTGAGAATAGTAACGTGGTCAAGGATATGGATAACGATCAGGTTATCATGGCTTATTTCAAGGCCAATGGAGGGTCAAGGAACGAGTTGCTTGATTACAATGGTCAGGATAGTTATTTGAAGCTTCTTGGATTAAATACCCAAAGAGGGAAGTATAATAAGATCAATGATGGATTCAATAAGGCGGAGAACGCTGTTTTGGATGGCGTTGACGCTATAGTCGAGAAAGAGGCTAAATCTTTTGGTGGATCAGGCATAGATGTTAGTTACGGATTTGGGACATTTAATCTTGAAGATATCAACAGCAATGGTGATAAGGTTTTTGATATAGATGGGATAAATGACATAACATTAAATGATTGGGCTAAATTATCGGCATATAGCTCTATTCTTAGTAATAGTGTTAAAATGACCGATCTTATTCATGCGGCCACTCCTGGTGTCCATAACCCTATTGTTTTAGGGGATGTCAATTCTGGAGAGGCGGCTGTATTGGTGAATAGGATAAATGATTTGATGGGTACGTCATTGACATTGGATGATATTAATTTATTATCTCTTATTCCTATGGATGTTTCTGATGACGGTAATATGATAAAGGTGCTGACTGATGGGCTGTCTGATGGCAATAAAAGGAATGTGGCCGTAGCTAAGGCCATGTATGACGAAATGCAGAAAGAACAATACGATGTGTTTAGGCACAAATGGAGTCGTGGCGATCTGGGAAGGTTGGCTGATGACGCCAAGCGAGCCGGCGAGGATTACTTGAGACAATATCGTCATGAGTACGCCGAGCGTGAGTATATCTTCTCCGGCGATTATCCGTCTAAAAGCCAAGCCGAGTATGATTATATAAAGATTAGTGACCTGTTCACCCGTGGTGGCGGTTTTATCCCCAAGAATGAGGATAATGCCAATACGAAGATAACGTTTACCATATCCCCTATAGGTGATGGTAATTATCAGATCATTGGCAATAATGGAGGTGATGGTCGATCTGTTGTTGAGGTAAGCGAGGCTGATCTGGCTGCGAATGGACTTACTTTCTACAAAGAGGATGTAAGCATCCCGTCCGAGACCTATGATTCCGGTGTCGTACCCATATCTTTCGCCAGCTCAAGCAACAACGCTTATGGGAAGATGGCTAAGTCATTGTTGGTAGCTCCATTCGCTTACGCTAGCGGGGCCAAGGACACGGTAATGCCTTATATAGATATGTTTACGAATATAAATGACGGTAATATCAGGAAGAATCAGATGATGATCGCTACTGACGTGTTGTTCGATAACGCTTCTATGTACGAGTTAAGGGCTTCCGGATATAAGTATAATAATGGTTCTTCTGGGATAAATGTTGATATATATAGCAAAGGAGGGGCTAGAGAGGGTAATACCCCGTTGTATTCAATTGATCTGGATGGCGTTAACTATGCTGATGAGGTAGCAAGGAAGATCGACTTCTGCCCGCAGTATTATTTGGTCATGGCATGGCAACAGATACTTAGCAAGGAGAATGAGGTGTATTGGAGGAGCGAGGGAAGATCTACTACTGATGATTTCGAGAGCTTCATCTCGCCCATAGCTGATATGATTGATCAGGAGATAAGAAACAGGAATAACGGAAATAGTGGAAATAATGGAAACAATGGAAATCTATAATAATACCTCTAACGGAAAGGATCTTGCCGAGAAGTACAGATATCCTACCATAAACGTAGATAATATAAAGGCTATTGGTACGGATCCCTATGATATACCGGATCGTGACCTGCCTCCGGTATTGGATCCGTATTCCGCTTCCGAGAGATCAAAGTCCCAGATACCGTCATTGTCGGAGAGGATCAAGAATACTGTTAAGACAAATTATTATGATGATATGAAACATATGTCCCCATTAGGATATATGGCTTCTGATCAAAGCTATAAGGGCAGGTTTAATCTTACTGGTCCGGAGATATCGTTGGAGGATTCAAGGTATCGACTTAGTAGCGGTACTTGGATACCTAAATACGAGTCTTATATCCCCGGTGTAGATAACGACACACGTTTATCTAGGAGTCAAGGTAGGACTGAGAAATGGATGAGAGGTTTGGGGAAATTTGTAGGTAAGGCCGCTTTGTATGGATTAGGTGGTGTTATTCAGCCTTTTTATGGTATTTACGCCGGTGTATCCAGAGGTAATTTTAACGCTGTTTTTGATAACGATTTCACGAGATGGTTGGATGATCAGGACAAGAAGATGGATTACGGTCTTGCTCATTATTACAATCGTGAGGAGCGGGATATGAATTTCCTTCAAAGCATGACCACGGCTAATTTCTGGTCTAACGATTTTTTATCCGGTCTTGCTTTTACCGCTGGAGCCATGTTATCGTCAGCCGTATATTCCGGCGCTGGATTGATGAACTTAGCTCGTACGGGAGCTAGGGCGGGCGTGGCTTTGGCTAGGATAGGCAAAGCGGCTTCGGATACCAAGAAAGCGTTCGGCGTCTACCTTAGGGCCGCCCGTACGGGACGGAGGATAGGCAAGGGACTGGACACCCTCGCTTTCCTTGGCACATCTACCTCGTGGGAGGCGTCTGTCGAGGCCAGAAGCATGCTGATGGAGGCTGAGGAGAATTTCAGGCAGTCTTACCGTAACGCTTATGGAAGGGAAGTCCCATATGAGGAGCTTATGAAGTTCAGAGCTGACAATGCCAATGCCGCTAATGCCGTATTTGCCGCCAACGTCGGCATATTGTCATTATCCAATATAGCTATGTTCGGCGATATGTTCGGCATGGATCTTGGTGTGGATAAGTTCATAAAACGCAATATATTTGGCGTAGGTGCCGAGAGGATGGATAATGGTACGTTAAGAGTCATAACACCAAAGAAATGGCAGAAGGTAGCCGGAAATACGTTCAATATCATCAAGCGCCCAGTGTCAGAGGGTCTGTATGAGGAAGGTCTTCAGGGAGTGGCTAGTAAGTCCGCCAAGGATTGGGTAGAATCAAGATACAATCCTATGGCTATCCGGCAGAATATAGGCTATATGGAGGCTATAAAGAATGGGTTCAAGGAGACGTACGGGTCTAGCCAAGGATGGAAGGAGATCGGTATCGGTATGATTATCGGATCGATTATGGGTGGAAAGACTATTGGGGGTATAAAGGAATGGAGCCAAGACATATCCCGGAACAAGGGGATGGTGGAGGCCTACAACGCCAATGCCGGCGCCTTGACCACCGCCGCTGTCCGTGCTATTCGTGGCAGTATGGCTCTTAACGCTCAATTATCCGGCATAGACACATCGTACGAGAGTGATGGTAGGATCATAAATAAGGATTTCAGTGACGCCGTATTCAATCGTCTTCGTTATGATTCGGAGATGGGGATGCTGGATGATACGAAGGAGAATTTCAGGACGGTAGTCGAATCTATACCTAATAGCGATATAGCGTCCGATATGAATATGACGGATGAGCAGGTCAATGAGTATAAAGCCGATCTTGTCAACGAGTTTAATAAGAAGGTGGATAATTTCATTATGGCCAACAGATTCGCCGACTCCCTTACCGATGGTATATCCAATAGGTCGTTTAACGCCTATATCTCCAATATGGCTTATAATGGCCTTGAGGCGAAGGATAATTTGAACGATATTGCCAATCAGTTAAGAAGGATATACAATACGGATATAGGTCCCGCTCTTGATATATATTCTCGTCTTAATACTGATTCGAGCAGGGATCTTGAAGAACTTAGGAAGCTTACGGATGATATACAGAGGATGGAGAAGAATATCTTGAGGCTTCAACAAAGTGTTGCGTCGAAGGACGCTCTTGAATCTGATAAGGCTAAGTTGGTCAAGGAGAATGATAGGCTTCTTAAATTAACAGAGGATAGGATCGCATTGGAGAGGAAATTAACTACGTTAATTAACTCAGAGGCTGATATATCTAAGTTGTTCTTAAATAGAAATGATTCAAGGATCAGTGCCGCTGATCTTATGGCGGCTTATGATACTATAGCTGATTTTGAGAACGTCGTATCTATCCGTGGGGTTGATAATTATAAGGAGGCTATGGCATTGCTTAGTGAGTATCGTCATAATCTTGTGGCTTATAAGAATATAAACGAGTCTCTTCGTCGTATGCGTGACAGAAGATTCATCCGGGCGCAGGAGCGCGGGTTCATGAAGATATTATCGAACGTATGGGGTAAGACTTATGAGGAGGATGATAGCAAGTATGATTTCAGGAATACTGATAATCCTGATGCCAATGATCTTTACGCCAACGACCAAGCTATAGACAAGGCTTACCAAGATGGTCTTATAGGGGAGGATGAGGCATTTATGTTCAAGACATATAATCATATGATAGCCAGATCTATGGAGAACGAGATTAAGACCGATGAAGGTAATATAGTCGAGAGGGTTCCTGATGATGAGGATATCATAAATCCTTCTGACGATAGAATCAATAATATAGCTATAAAGATATGGAACGGTAATGAGGATGTCTTATCTCCTAGGGAGAGACAGATATATGATAATAACAAGCCTCGTGTCGATAGTCTAGTTAACGGGTTTGGGGATAATCCTATTTCAAGGATCAATAAGGCTAGATCGATAATAGATAGATTGAAGATCCATGATAATATTTATGATAATATCAAGGACGCTGTTGATGATATTGTAGATATGAATATCAATGGTCTTGATCAGGATCAGATCAAAGAAGCTATAAAGACTTATAATGATCTTATGAATGAGGCTGACAATGGCAATGAGATTGATCAGGATAAGCTTAATGAGGCTATTGATATTATCAATAATTATTCCGATGGGCCTCTTCTTCAATTCGTGGAATGGATGAGGTTGTATGATAACGGAAGTATAGCTGTCAAGGATTACGATAAATCCATACCTATGGGTGATGTCCTCACAGAGAGCGAACCCGGGACATCCACCGGCAGGACGGAAGTTAACGCCGCCCAGAATCCGGTGGTGTTGATGGCTCAGAAGAGAGAGATCGGTGGGGTTATGTATTATGAAGTTGGCGGAATGAGACTTGACAGGTTTATGGACAGTCTTGGGCTTAAAAGATCTGATGCCACTGATACTGATAATGGAAGGGTGATGGATTTCACCAACGGAACCGACATATTTACTGTTATAGAGTCAGATAACCACTCAAGATGGATGATTAGCGAGGATGACGCTCAGGCTTTCGAGAACGCTACCGGTGTCATATTGGGGCGGCAAACCGCCTTGTCGACCTCCATCTGGTTCATGGTGTATCGCAAGGGGCAGGATGGATCTATTGTCCCTTATTATACGGGTGATACGTTTGGATCTAACAACGAGTCGGTGAATCAGGAAGCCGTAGCTAATCTCCGTAAGGATAATATCGTAAGGTTTAAGATGGATATGTCAGATCCATATACCAAGGAATTGTATGATAAATACAATAGCCTTAACGCCGTTGACCCTAATTCTGATGAGACTAAGTCGGCTTACCGAGAGCTGGTTGATAATATGGTTATTAAGATCGTGGATAGCGACGGCAATTTCGTCTCGGTACTGAAAGCCAATGACCCGGATTCAAAAGGAAGTAACGCTGATTTAAGGAGTAGGGCCTTTGAGTTATATAGGGATAATATAGGATCTGTTACTGGCGAGATTGATATACCGTTCGTAGGTACAGTTACCAGTGTTTTGCCGGGAAGACCTAATTTTAGCGTAAGTGATGATAATGGTACGTTGATGGTATCCGAGAATGATTTTACCAACGAGACGGTTGGTAAAGTCGAGAGCGTAGGATATATAGAGAATGGGGAGGTTACGATGAGGGATGATATTAAGTATAATATATTCCCGTTCTGTACGGCTATCGTCAGGGACAAGTATGGTGACTATAAAGATTCACGTATCCCGGTCGTAGCTATAAAGACAGGAAATGGAAGAAATTACCTGTACCCCGTAAGATTGAAAAATCAGGATATATCGTCATTCTCATCCATGATCGGATCGATGGCTGATAGGATTACGGAGGGTCTAGGCGGAGGCGTAAGTATTGATGATATAATGGATCTTAATAACGCTATAGCCAGATCAGGGTTGGATAATAAGACATATATGATTCCGCTGGCGGGAGACGTGGATGTTATCAAGAACCGGCTTAAAGCTGTCAAGGAAGCGGCTAGCAGGATGCCTATGACCGCTGACGTAAGAGGATGGATAGGTGATTCCAGAACTAAGGAGGATATTTTGATGAATGACGTTACGATCAACATCGATCTTAACAACGATCCTTTCATAGCTCCTAAGTTTAGGATGAGTATCAAGGAGAACAAGGTATCCAAGGAGGAGACGGAAGTCTCGTTCCCTAACCTGCCGGATCTGCCATCGGAGTTCGCCTCGCCTACGAAGGCGGCCGAGGACAAGTCTTTGGTTTCCGACGGTAACGTAGTATCCGGAGAAAATGAGGCGGAAAATCCTTGCTAAATAAAATATCTTGACTTATCTTTGCGGCGTCAGTCCATCACCTGACGAGTAAGATATTTAAAAGTTGGTCCCTGTCGGGTGTGTGATGGCCCCGGTGGGGACTCTTTATATTATGCAATTAGATGCCTTTTTACATCGGAAGATCATGCAAGACCTACGCATCCAGCGAGCGAAGGTCTTGATGATGTTATACACCAGTAACTATTTTGTCAAGGTCAGACAAAAGCAGTTGCTTGATCATACATACGCATTAAGCAGGGATCAGGCTTTTGATTATATGACTGAGTTCAATAAAAGACTTAGTGATAAGGTGGGTATAAAATGTACGATGGATATCCTTCTACCTACCGATGACGATAACGCTAACATCATAATCGAGCACAATGGTATTATCAAGAAGTTGATGAAGGAAGCCGAGAAACTGGAACTTGATACTGATGCTATCGAAGCTATGATGCGTGATCTTCTTGATGAGTTGAAGGATGATATTGATCTTAATATCCTGATATTTGACGTAAGCCAGTTACTTATAAAATACAATCTATTTAGGTTGGATGCTATAACCGAGCAGGAGTTCAAGAACTCTTTTGTCAGGATGGATAGTAGGAATATGGAGATAAAGAAACTAACTTTATCTGATATCAAGAAGGTGGTGGAGATGATAGAGGATAGGTATAGCTACGCTTTATATATGACAGAGGAATATGGCTGATTACATTTTTTGTAAAAATATCTCTTGTTTGTTTGTAGTTTCAAAATAAGGTCTTATATTTGCGGTGTCCATCCGTTATTGGGCCATAAGAAGATATTAACTCGCCTAGGCGTAGGCGATAGATGAGGGCTATTGGTGGAATAACGGACGCCAACGGCCCTTGTTGTTTTGTATTATGTGTAATATTGTTTTGAGTGATGACTTATCTATCAGATCGTATTTTGAAAAGGTTTTAAATCTAAGTAAACTTGGTGATAAATTCCCTGTTAATTTAGATGATGTATGGCCATTGGTTTATTCGGCTAAGGAGAAAGCTGTTAGAGCTTTAGTAAGTAGTGATCAGTTTATGCAAGGTATTGATTATGAGATTTTAGCCACAAATGGCGAAAATACGACAGTAGGAAGACCTGTAAATGTTTATATGATTTCTATATCTTGTATGGAGTATTTTATAGCTAGAAAGGTTAGATCTGTATTTAATGTTTACAGGGATGTTTTTCATAAAGTGATAAATAAAATACCATCTAGCTATTCGGAGGCTTTACGGATGTATGCTGATGAGGTGGAAGCTAGAGAAAGGGCTGAAAAAGAAGCTAAGCTTGCATTAGAGGCTAAAAGGATATCTGATAACATCATCAAAGAACAGGCTCCTATGGTTGAGTTTGCTAAGACAGCCGAAATAGCCCAAGAGACAGATATGTTGATCAGAGAGGTTCGGGAAAAGCTAGAGGCTCATGGATATGATATAGCGGAGAAGAATCTTCGAATATTGCTTGAGGATAAGAAGTTCTTCGCTAAGACCGGTAAGAGGTGGTTGCTTTCCCAAAGGATGATAGACAGCGGTTATGCTCGTTATAGATATCGTAATGATGACGAGTTCTATGGCACTAATACTGTCTATGTGACTCCTAAGGGATTTCAGTGGATCGTGTCTAAGATATCTAAAGAATGGATGCCTAGGTTCTTGGAATTGAAAGGCAGGGTTCTGAGTAGATCAGATAAAGATATTTTCGTTAAACGATAAACTCCATTTTTTATAATTTAGGATTGAGTTTTTGCCTGTTCGTGAGGATCGGCAAAAAGATTTGTACTTTTTCAGAGTAAACATAAGGTTTGTTATTATGTTGTTATTTAGTATCCCGTCCGCTCGTGAGAGTAGGCGGGATTTTCATATCTTTGTAACAAAACGATTTAGTAATGGGCAGATCTTGTTATGTTATAAAAAATAAGGAGGATAGGGTAGATAATGTCCTTGCCCCGAACGACCAACCATCCGGATTATACCAAAGGGCGATGGAGGTGCTGGGCGACCAGAAGCAGGCCTTATCGGTCTGGGGTACGGCCTACTCCCCCGACTTCGTGTCTTTCTTTGGCGATTGGATGTCCATGTCATCAGAATATGATCTGGATAGTAATGGGGAACCTAGGTATGATGATGTTATGTCATTTATCAAGCGAAAGAACTATTTCGCTGGCAATTTCATGGCCGATGAGGTTAAGGATATCAATAACACCCTTACTTCCTTGGGGGTTGATAATATCAATGATCTTAATGATATGATTGTATCTAATTTCCTCTCAGGCGGTGATATATTCATCAACAGATATAATCTTGAACGATCCGGGATGTATGACGCTGATGAGATTGATAATATCATGACTAACCGATCGGAGTATGAGCGGGTAAGGGATATGATGAGGAGGATTGTCGATTTTATGTCTGAGGGGAATCTTAATGAGAAGGATATGTATTTCCTGTCCTCCGAGTCAGGCCTTGGTGATGATTATATGATATATGAGGATACATATGACTCGTTAGGAAAGAGAAGGGGCTTGAATCCAATAGAGGTAAGGGATACGATCATGAGGGCGGTAGGCGGTATCAGCGACCGCCGGGAGTTCGATCAGGCTTTCGCCTCCATCCCATACCCTTCCTTGGCACTCCGGTATCAGGAGGATCAGGATTACGCAGATCGGATGTATGACACGTATCGTAATATGACCCGTATGGAGGTTCGGAGTCAGGACGGAAATACGATTACCGACTCGTACTTCAATAGTACCACACCGTATATCAGTATGCCTAAGGATATGAAGGGTCTAAGGGATAAGGTTGGGGAGATAATCGATATGGATGATTTTAAGGACATCAAGGACGTTGCCGGACGTCTGCATGACATAGCCATGGATCTTGCCGACATGGGCGTGGATATAAGCGAGGCGATCAGCGATGAGATGGTTATATCCAGACCTGAGGATATCCGTGATCTTATGGCGTCGCTGGACGTCATGTTGTCTTCCATACAGGCCGGCAATTCGGTATACGATAGCTTTATCTCCGATCTTGATAGGATAACAGGAAAAGGGAATCCGATATACGAGGTTCAGGATACTTATTCTACTGGGGATAGGATGGTGTATGTAAGATCCGGGAATACATCCCCTTCCGATATGTATGATAGGAGCATGTTGTATATTAGTAGGAATACGTACCATAACACGGCTCCGATAACCGACACCGATCAGGCCTATGAGATGTTGGCCAATATCGGGATAGAGCGGCCCTCGTACTTGCCGGCTGGCGTGGTCCCCGCCGGGGCTTCCCGTTCCGATATTGGCGTGGTCAAGGATAATATAAAAAAGCTGGTTATGTCCAACATCTCATCCTCGAATACCGAGAACATGATCCTTGCCAGATTGATATACCAGCATCCAGTTACCCCTGAGATGGATGATGCCGATATCGATCGGGAGTTCAGGAGATACGAGGCTAGACAGGGGAAGGATCGGGATTTTATCAAATCCTGTACATCGTTAAGGAAGATCCAGATCAAGGAAAGGTTAAAAAAATCGGATTTATATAATAATGTCTTACGTTTCCTTGATTTTAATGGATTTTATAATGTATCTTTGAATCACCATGACAGAGGTACGTTAAAAAGCATGGAGATGTCGTTGCCGGAAGGTCAGGTAAGGGATCTTCTGTTTGACGTGGCTATCGAGTCCGGTGACAGTAGCATGAGAAACCTTTTCTATCTGGATAGACAGGATAGGATGATGGATGCCGGGTTTTATAGGTATCTGTACCAAAGGAATCCGGGCCTGCTCCGGGAGGTCAACGGCGGTGTCGAGGCGAGACCGGACGGTTCGTTCTTGGCTCGTGGGAGGTATGATGATTTCGTGTCATTCCAATCCGGCTTATATGAGAAGATAGGTGAGACGGTTGATGGTGCGATATACAGGTTCGTTGATGATCTTATATACTCCGATCCATCATCATATCAAGAAAACATGGTACGAAGGATGGGTGACGTTACGGTAAGGAGTGACGATAACCGCCTGTCAAGGATAGAGGATAATCCCTCATCCAGTAAGATAGTTAATGAATACACTGCTAATACAAATAAGTTGATGCGAGATTTTTCGTGTAGTTAATCTCTCTTTGACGTCGTGAGACGTTTTCTTTCGAGCATTGAAACATTGAATTTATAGATTTGCATGAATCCGGGCCGTAGTGATACGTTCCGGATTTTTTGTCTTGTACCGGTTCTTATTAATACCAATTGCATGACATGACGTGCTTTGATGATGACATATATCACGATCCTAGGATTATTAATTTTTGAACTTTGTAACGCCCACTATCAGGTGGGGTTATTATTAATTCAAAAATAAATAGACATGGGTACAAGTGGAGACAAAATCGTGCTGTTAGACGGCATGGGTTCCGGGAGCGGTAGCGCCGCTAATGGTTTATTATCTATGATTCCGGGTATGTTTACCAGCCTTTTGGGTGGTAATAAGATGGATCCGAATTTAGTCGCTGCGTTGATGAACGGTCGTAACAACCAAGACCAGTTCGGAGGGGCTAACGGCTGGTGGTTGTGGATCATCGTCCTATTCTGGTTATGGGGCGGACGTGGTTTCGGGAATGGTTTTGGTGGTAATGGAAATGATTGTTGCGCTAACGGTCTTCCGGCTCAATTGAACAACGACTATGGCCGTGAGCTATTGATGCAGGCTATCCAAGGTAACAGAAGCGCTATCGATCAGATCGCTAACGCCTTGAACTGTACTACCACTCAATTGCAAAGCGCTATCTGTAACGTACAAGGCGCTATCGATAAGGTAGCTGGTCAGGTAGGTATGACCTCTCAGGCTGTTATTAACGCCGTACAGCAACAAGGTTGTGAGATCGGTAATCAAATTAGCTCTTGCTGCTGCAATTTGAGTTCTTTGATCAACCAAAGCACTTGCCAGACTCAGCAGATGATCAACAATCAAGGTTATGAGAATCGTCTTGAGACATTGAATCAGACTAACACGTTACAAAACACTATTAATCAAGGATTGACAAACAATCGTGAGCAGGCTACTACGCAGTTCAATATCTTGAGCGCTAAGATTGATGCTCAAACAACCTTGATTAATGATAAATTCTGTCAATTGGAAATGCGTGAGATGCAGAATACGATCAATCAGTTGCGTGATGAAAGGTCGGCTTACCAAGCCTCCGCGTTGACTCAGCAACAGACTCAGAATTTGATCAACCAGTTGAGACCTACCCCTGTGCCGGCTTATCCTTCATGCTCTCCTTACCAGACTTATGGATGGGGTCAAGCATTTTATGGAGGTAATTACGGATGTGGGTGCAACAATGGATGCTGCAACAACGGAAACGCCGCTATTTAACTCTATAAAGGAAGGAGGCTATTATGGCTTGTGTTTCTAAAATAGGGTCTCTTTATGAGTTGGTCACGAAGAACGTGGTAGTGACTACTACCAACACCATCTTCGGCATCAACCCAAGGATATGGCTGTCCTTGCCATGCGAGGGCCTTCTGCTGCTGAAAATCCGGCAGGTGGTTCCGACAACAGGCGAGACATTGCCAGTACAGATAGCTATTCCAGCGAACAGCACCGTATCCACGGTAGGTGATGACACATGCTGCCCGGTAACCGGCGTGGCTGTGGTGAATCCGATCAACGTGGCTGTGACCGGAGCGGCTATGGTTAACAACACCGAACGCCTTGTTTATTTCAACAAGGTAAGGGGTGTATTGAGGCTCATGGATTGCTGTGTGCCTACAACTTCCGCCTCGGTGTCGGAGACGACTGTTGATGAGGAATAGGTTAGATTGGATGTCTAATGGGAGGGTATTCCCTCCCGCTTAAAAATCGAGATATGTTTAGAGACTTAAAGAAAGGATTTCAAGTATATACGCTGGATACGTCCGATGTTCCGGTGTTCAGGATGGGGAATGTGGTTAACGTGTCCGAGCCTAGGTTCCAGCAACCCCAGATGGGTCAGATGGGGCAATATCAGCAACTACAGGATAGGGTGATAGATCTTACCGTGGAGATAAACGGGTCTTCCATGACCTATGTCGTACCGGAGAGCAGGGATGTCGCTATGTCCAATAACATAACTTTGGCCTGCTCGGTCGATCCGATCATGAACCAGCTTAACGCCGCTAAGAGAACCAGCTCCGATATTCTCGATAGTATCGATAAGCATAGGAGGACACTAGAGGCTTGTGATTCGATCCTTGAGGAAATTAATCCGGCTTTTAAGCAGACTAAGGATCAAGACCGGAAGATCAAGAATCTTGAGGAGAAAGTCGATAGGATGGGATCCTCTTTCGATGAGCTAAAAGAGTTGTTAATTAAAAAATTAGGTTAAGATGAGAGTTATAGATTTAGGCGGCGGCCACGATGAGGACTACGATGATGAGATCTACGATCGTAGAGGCGGCCGTGGACGTAGCAGACGTTCGGATGGGACTTACATGGGTTATGGTGGTGGAATATATGACCATTATGGCAAGGAGCATGACGGTAGGATGGATGAGCTAGAACGCCGTGAGCGTGATCTTGAAAGACGTGAGAGGGAGCTGGAACGTGACGAGCGTGAGCTTGAGAAACGTGAGAGACTCCATGAACGTGAGGACGAGATGTATCGCAGGGGATGGTTCGGTGAGCGTGGCATCCGTGACGAGTTCGATGGTACCGAGCCGTATATGCGCAGGGGACGCAGGAGTCGTTACTACTGAGGAGCAGACGCCGATGACCCGGATTATAAGCGGTATATAGACACCCATGGATATCACTTTTCCAAGGAGCTGGCTAGGGAAGCCGCTGACAAGATGCTTAACGCCGACGGATCCAAGAGAAGATGGACGATGGAGGACGCTAAGCAGATGTTCGATAAATGCGGGGCCAAGAAACCTGATAACGCCACTTGGGGAGATATCCAATATCTGTTCGCTATGTTCTATAGCGACTACTTTCCTAAGGTATTGGATTGCGACCAGAAAATAGTCAAGGCTGTCTTGGCTTATCTGGAAGACCCTGACGCCCCGGAAGGGACGGCGTTCGTAAGGTATCTGGCGGTGCGGTGCTTCGTCGGTGACACAATCAAATGGAGTGATATGATTTAGTTTGATACAACGTTGGAGAACCCTGTCGGCAATAGAATACCGATAGGGTTTCTTTTTGATCGTAGCCTTATTATGATTACATTTGTTCGAGGTAGATCTTTTGTTCATAGGAAGGGTGGGCGGGAATGAAAAAAGGCATCCTCACGGACACCCTTCCCCTTTGGTTGAAAATCACTTAAAACATTATGAGTTACTACACCGCAAATATAGATAATTAAATACAAACTGCAATGGGTAAGGGGTATTATTGGATAGAGCCAGTGGATCAGACGTTAAATGATTTCCAATTTTATAAGGCACGTATCGTAGGCGATCCTGAATATGACGAGAAACATCATCGTGTTATATTGAGGACTGATAAGTATTTCCCTGTCGGAAGTATCTTCCATGTCTTAAAAGACCCAGAGATGTTTGTTATAGAGAGGAAGTTTAAGACATGGGGGAATAAGTATGTCGTTAAGCCTTGTGAGGGTGAATGGGAATGGGAGTCTGTCCAGAAACTTAAAGACAAGGCTATTATATTCCGTAGCGGATTCCTGCACGGGGACGGCAGTTTCTGACACTTACCCGTATCTCCCCCCCCTCGATTTCTTGGTATTTATGTATATAACTATATTTGAGCAAAAAATAAGTTTGATATGGAAGATTTTCAAGGTAAATACAATGGTAAGCAGATAGATCAGCTTTTGGATAAGGCTAATGATATTGATCTTACCAAATATGCTCTTAAGACGGATAATGCCCCTACCGCCACGAAATTACAGGCGGCTAGGACCATAGCGCTGTCCGGGGCTGTTACCGGTAGTGTCTCATCGGACTTCGGAGGCAACGTAACTATCTCCACGACATTGGCCAATTTTGATGCCTCTAAGATCGCATCCGGAACCATCAGCATAGATAGGTTACCTAAGGCGGCTTTGGAGAGATTGGTCGTGGTAGCTAATGATACGGCTAGATTCGCCCTTACCACCGCTACGGCTCAAAGCGGTGATACGGTAAAGGTCACGTCTACAGGTAAGATGTATCTGATAAAAGACGAGTCTAAATTGAACAGTGAGGATGGGTATGAGCCTTACACGGCCAGTCAGGCTTCCTCCGTGCCTTGGTCCGGGGTTACGGGCAAACCAAGTACCTTCACCCCTCCCACGTCCTCCGCTACCGTTCTTGGCGGTATTAAGGTAGGATATACGACTTCCGGGAAGAACTATAAGGTACAGCTGGATTCGTCCGGCAATGCTTACGTTAACGTTCCGTGGACGGATAATAACACAACGTATAATGAAGCCACGGCCGACACCTTAGGATTGGTTAAGATCGGCTATGCTTCTAATGGAAAGAACTACGCTGTGCTATTGGCTAATGGCAAGATGTACGTCAATGTCCCTTGGACTGACAGTAACACGACTTATACCCAAGCTACAAGCGATAATCTGGGTCTTGTTAAGATCGGGTATTCAGCTAACGGAAAGAATTACCCGGTAGCTCTTGACGGAAATGGTAAGATGTATGTGAATGTTCCGTGGACGGACACCAACACCACATATTCCAATATGGGGGCGGCTACTTCCTCTGCCGCAGGAAAGGCCGGTTTGGTCCCTGCTCCTGCCGCCGGAGCGCAAGGTAAGTATCTTCGTGGTGATGGAACGTGGCAGACACCTCCTAACACTACATATAGCAACATGGGCGGAGCGACGTCCTCAGCCGCAGGATCGGCGGGATTGGTACCAGCGCCGGCTGCCGGCAAGCAAGCGTCGTTTTTGCGTGGTGATGGCACATGGGTGGTTCCGACAAATACCACATACGCTAAGGCTAATACCACGACCTTAGGATTGGTGATGATCGGATATTCGGAGAATGGCAAGAATTATCCGGTGGAGCTGGATGGTAGTGGGAAGATGTATGTCAACGTGCCTTGGACGGATACTAATACAACGTATGGTGTTGTGGGAGCTAATGGATCAACAGGTCTTGTAAAGAACGGAAGTACCGTGACAAGCGCTTCTGGCTATATCGCCTGTCCTATTGTCAGTGGTGTCCCTTATTATAAAGACACTAATACCACTTACGCCAATATGAAGGCGGCTACGGCCTCGGCGGCTGGTGCTGCGGGATTAGTTCCGGCTCCTGCCGCTGGTAAGCAGACGTCCTTTCTTCGTGGTGACGGGACATGGGTCGTACCTACCAATACCACATACGGATTGGCCTCTACTACAGCTAACGGCTTGTTGAGACAGCTTAATGGAAGCACATCCAGTTTCATGCGTGGAGATGGCACTTGGGCTACACCTCCTAACACGACATACGCCGTAGCCAATGAGTCTACTAACGGTTTGATGGCGGCCGCCGATAAGAAGACCATGAACAGGCTTATAGGGGTTAATACGGTCACGACATTAGCTAACCTGCCTATTAGCAAGAGAAGTATCACGGCTACGTTATCAGCCGCTACCACCCTATCCGTGCAGTCAGGGATGCAGATAGGGGAGGAGCTGATGATCAGGTGCGTCCCGTCGGCGGCCTTCACGCAGGCTATACCCAACTCCGGGGCTTATGTAAGCATGAGTGGTACTTCTATAACCACTACGGCTAACAAGCCTTTCGAGATAAATATCTGGTGTTACGCTTCAGGTAAGTATAGTATCGCCGTTAAAGAACAAGATTAATGATATAAGATATGAGCTACGTATATATAAACAGGGAAATATATCCCAATCAATTAGTTCAGGGCGATCCGCTTGATGATAATTACGCCAAGGGCTATAGTTATGATGATTACATTAACGGGAATCCCGCCCCATGGATAGAGCTTGGGGAGGAGCAATTGGCGTTCAAGGAGGCTAATCCTAAAGCTACGGTTAAGGAGATTATCGAGGCTAAATTGGATGACTCAAGGCTTCTTAATGAGGAGAAATCGGCTAAGTATGAGGAGATCAGGACTTATGAGAATAATAATCTTCATGAGTTTTTCTTGGATGACCAAAATATCTATATCCCTGAATATGATAGGCGTAACGCTTTGGCTGATGGGGCTATAGCTGGTAAGATAACGATCATGGGTCTGAAGTTTGATATGACGGAAGGCAAGATCTTGATCGGGATGATGGATAAGTATGATAATGACCTGATGTCGGCGTTAGGAGCCAAACAGAGGGAAGTAAGCTTAGCCACTACCGTAGAGCAGGTGAGGGCTATTGACGCTCAGTCCGGCTATCCAGATAAGGTAAATATCACCATGACTTATGTCCGGCAACAGGCAAAGGAGAAAGATGCCTCCGATCCTCAGAAAGTGGCTGTCAGATTCTCCAGAATGGTGGTTAATAACAAGGCTATATCTTTATCCCCTAACGAGAAATTGGATGTTAAGGTCCTATTCCCTATATGGGGACAAGAGGGGGCGGAGTTCGGGTTGTCGGTGGATGCCGGATTCTGTCTCAGGGTGGTGAAGGACGATACGGATATCCTTTATGAGGTTATTCAACAACATACATTATCAAAGGAATGGGAACCCGGATTGGATACGGCTTCCTTATACAAGGTCATTGATAAGGAGCATGCCGGGACCATAGGGGATCCTATCCCGTATTTCCCTCCAATGGAGATATTCAAGGATAAGTATTATATCCAGAACGCTGATGTATATAAGTGTACTAGGGATAGCGGAACTCCTCTTAGTCATAATCTAAAGGACTTAGTAGGGTTGTATGTTGAGGTTGTACAGGGCTAGTCGTATCTACCTCCCCCCTATATTTGGCTTGTGATATGATACAAGTTATTTTTGGCATAATAAAATGACATTTGTAAATATATTTAAGTATGGCATCACAAAAATTTGGTTTCGTAACCGTCGACCCGGTATCAGGATCAGGAGATCAGGCGGTTAATTTCTCCGGTGAGAAACACACCGGTCGTCTTCAACGCACTATCAACCTTACGGTCACCACGAACGGCGGGGCTAAGAAGGCGTTGGTAGTTAATCAGGCAGCGGCTGCTGAGGTGGTAAGATCAGACAGCCCTAACGCTTCCGTACAAAAGACAGGTGGTAATGTTACCATCACCGGTAAGTCTAACAGTACTAAACTTACGTTCGCGGTCACGCCGGCTGAGGAGAACGGGCTTACGTTACAGCTCCCGGCTGACTACACGGCGGCTGGAAAGACTACGGCTAACGGAGCGGTTATCGCCGACGATCCCGGAGCCGCTGGCGAGTTCGTTTGGAGCATCACGATCTCGGACGTACCGGCCAACGTCACGATCGAGGAACTGACAGCTACATTGAAGGTAACTGCCGCTGGTGGCCAGACAGCCAACGTGACGGTAACGCAAGCCGCTGGAGACTCTACTATCGATCTTGACAAGGAGACTATTAACTTGGATGTAAATGGTACTCAACAGACGGTTAACGTAACATCTAATGACAGCTGGACATGGGCGCAAGTTGCGGCTAGGACCGTATTGAAGATGATGAGACGATAATCGTATTAATATCATGTGCTAGAACCCCGATCGACTAAAGCCGGTTGGGGTTCTCTTGTTTTATTATCTTTGTGGGTAGATGATAATTAAAAGACATAATTATGAGTGATTTGAATATTAATTGGAAGGACGGGGTAGGCGAGGTAACGGACCAGCCTCTGACCGTCAGCCCGGGGTCCGGGACCGGTAACGCCGCCGTTTCTTTTGGCTCGGTAATGAACAAAGGTCTTGACCGTACCCTTGAGTTGGAGATAACAACCCTCAAAGGCGTTAAAAAGACGCTTGCGGTGAATCAGGAGGGATGTAGGCAAGCTTATATCACGAGCGACGGGAAACGGTGGCTGACTAGCGACAATCGGGTGTATGGGGTTTTGAAAAGCGATGCTCCGTGCGAATGCATAGGTGATTGCCCTTGATATTTTGTTTTTACGAATTTTGTAATTACATTTGTGGCGCATGTCCATCACCATGCTTTTCGTCGCTAATTTATTATAAGGGATACCGGTCTGTGATGGGATCGGCATCCCTCTGTTTTTTTTTAATATGGAGAAGATAAATGTTTTCGATGTTCAGGTTCCTGATGGGAGACAAATCCGTTGTATGTCGTATAATAAGGTTACTTATTTTGATCTTGACGATATATGTAAGTTATGTTTTGACTCATACGATCTACATGATGTGGCTGACACTAAGGTAATGAGTGAGTTCCTGCACCGTGAGGGTGGTCGTTATTGGACTACGATAGATGGCGTAAGGCAATTGTATCGTAGAGTTGAGTGTAAGATGTGTTTTGAGGTTGTAGAAAAATTAAGAATATTATGAGAGAGCAGAAATTTGATTTCGTGATATATCCGTTGGATTTGATTATCACGGTTGGATTAGATTATAAGACGTTGTGTGATCGTTTCGAGAATATGGAACCTGAACACGAGGGGAAATGGGGAGATGAAGATGATATGGATAAGGAGGCGTCTTTCGCGAATTTGGTAAGGGATAGGGACGATGATGATAAATTTGCCATACTTTGGAATTTTTCGAGCGACGATGATTTAATAATGAGAAATATATGTCACGAGTCATTCCATATAGCAATGAGCGTATGCCAATTTTGCAACATGTCTCTTGGATTTAAGGTTGGAGAGGATGAACACGCAGCGTATATAGCCGGATTCGCTGGTGATTGCGTTAGTGAGTTCATCAATAGCAAGAATACGGATTAAGTCATAAATTCTATAAGGAATATAAGAATATCAGCCTCCGCTTATTTGTGGGGGCTTTTTGTTTATCTTTGTCAAAAACATGAAGTTATGTCGAGTTGCGTAATTAAAAGGAATAAGGAAGGTAAGATAACCCGTGTCTTGACCCCTTCCGGCGAGGTATCCACCTTGTTCGATAAGATAGCGGGTATAGCAGCCGTAAGTGATCTTGATAAGGCGGCTGAGGCTTATATGACTATTTATAACGACAAGTTCAGGTCCAAGTTCGGTGACTGGGCTAGATCCGTGCCAAGGAATAAGGAGGCGGCCAGATCCATAAGCGCCAGACTTAGCTCCAGCGAGTGGGGGCAACTTATGTCAGCCAAGGTCTTGTCCGCCATAAGCGATATGGATGCCCCGGCGTTGGCCAGAAGCCTTGGGAATAGCGACAATGTCGTGGCTTATCTTACCTCCGGAGAGGTAGGTGATGTCAATGATATGGCTGTGGTAGATACATCTACGGTACAGGAGGTGGATCTGGATTCCATAAACGAGGATAATATTGGCGATACGATACTGAAAGAGGCGTCATGGGATGATATAAGGGCTATCAGGGAGAATATAGATATTAAGGAGACAGCCCGTATGTTATGGAAGGCCGTTGAAAGCGCTTTTACCGGGCAACGACCTAATATCAGGGTGAAGGGCGGAAATATAGACGGGGAGATCATATTTTCTGGTAATGTCTTGCCGTTAAATGATATTGAAGATTATACGCCCCCATCTTCAAGATTGGTATATGATTCCGGTGAGCCTCGCCTGTTCTTTAGATCGGATGATGGCAAGGTATATGATACTTACGCCAACGCCATAAAAGGCTCGTCCGGCGGGCGGGTCGAGGCCGGGTTCTTGGCCGGCAGTGTCGAGGAGGGCGACGTCCCGTCCGGTACGGCTGACATCTCCTTTGGCTTGTCCTCCATAACCCTTAACAACAGTGATTCGTTCATCCCGGTCCTTGGCATCAGCTCAGATTCTAATATAAGTACCCGTGGAGGGTTTGTCAATTACCTTATCAAGAAAGGTCTGTTGAGCGGGGAGCGTATAAGGCTAGGGGATAGGTATTATCTTACCGGGGCCGGCAATTCTGATGGTCTTAAGATCTATAACGCTATGGATGCCTTGTCTAGGCTAAGGAATAGGTTTGGTAGTATGTCTTCTGAGATGAACGTATTAGGCTCCATCGGTTTTGATACGGAGGTAAATAACGATCTTGATCTTATCACGACATCAGGGGAGAAGGTTACGGTAAGCAGATCGGAGATAAAGGGCATGTTAAGGCAAGGTAAGTTTGAGGAGCTTAATAATAAGTATGATGGGTTCATGGAGCTAGCCTTGTCGTTGATGATGGAGGATAACGCCTTGTACGGAAGTAATGTCCGTGGGGTTATTGAGAATGAGAAGGCGGAGGATCTCCAGAACAGGACTGATATCACCAACATCTTATCCACGTTAGGTATCCGTGTGATGGGTATGTCCGAATATATGGATAAGTATAAGATGCGTAATGGTGTCGAGCCTTCGGCTAGGGCATTGTCCGATATGGCCAATGGGGTTATCGCCTTGGCTGAGGGAGCTACGGTAGAGGATCTTAATGAGGAGGTGGCTCATTTCTTGATCGATACTTACCGTAACCAACAGGAGATTGACGAGGTTCTGGACTCTGTTGTCGGCACGCCATTATGGAATCAATTCGCCGGTCGTTACTATGAGGTGTATGGGAAGGAATACCAAGGGGAGGAACTGGATCGGATGGTGAAGCGGGAGATCCTAGGCAAGACGTTGGCCCAGCGGTTCGTACCGGGCATGGAACAGGCGGTAGAGGATCTGGCCTCGTCCGAGGACTCCCAGCTCTCCTTGTTTGGCAGGATAATCCGGGCTATAAGGAATTTCTTCTCTACTCAAAGATCAGACTTGAATAAGGTTCTTGATAGGATAAAGGAGTCGGCGTTAGCTGATGATCCAAGCGCATTTGACGTGCTTCTGTTAAAGGATAGCGACCATCTCATGTACTCATTATCGGATGTTGATGTGGCTAATAAGTTGATCAAGAACGGTAGGTCATTGGAAAGACTGTATACCAGATTGCAGAGGATGAGGTCAAGCCAAAGCCAGAGGATCGGTGAGAGTATCTCCCTTCTACGTGATATAGGCGAGAAGGTAAGACAAGTCGGGGGTGAGCTAAATAAGAATAACAACCTATTATCCACCAAGAGCGTCATAGCGACCGCCAAGGCTGAGGTGGAGTATTTGGTCACTGTCGCCAGTAGCCTACGTAAGAGCGGAAAAGGATTGGATTATGAGACGATACAGGTTATCGATAACGTATATGGGGAGATAGTTCCTCTGATCAGGAACCTTCGTGGATTCGTCAATAATCAGGCGGCTGATTATTATGGCAGCAATAAGGTTGGTATGGTAGAGGATATGGATGATATATTACGTATGGCTGAGACATCCATGTCTGATATAAATGCTCTTCGAAGTGATCGTAATGAGGACTGGCTGGATGGACAGCTCAGGATGTTTAATATCCCGGAAAGATATTGGAATGGGATAAAGAAGTTGATAAATAACATCCATAAGGATATCAATGTCATGTCCCGGTTCTTTGGTACGCTGGAGCATAGTGGTAACGCTATTTTAGGTATGTTAGGCCAACGTCTAGCCAAGGCCCATAATGAAGCCCATACCGAGGGTATATCCAATATCAATAAGATGACTAGGATGATGAAAGAGCGTGGATGGGGGATAAAGGATAATGAGGATCTTATACAGAAGATAAATGGGAAGAACTCGGATTACCTTGACTCGTCCCGTGATTTCGCCAAATACGATTTACTATACAGGACCGAGCAGGCTAAGGCTATTATCGATATATATGATCTTAAGAATGTTACGGGTAAGACCGAGAAACAGCTTATCGACCTTCTTCTATCCGATAGAGGCCTTAAGGTGAAGACCCGTGACGACATAGTAGGATATGACGGGGATAAGCCTATCACTAAGGAGGTATATCATATATTCAAGCCTACCATCCAGAATTTCGATATCTCGGACATGACGTTCGAGGATCAGCAACGGTATCTGGATACGATAAATAAGTGGTTGGATGAGAACCGGGAGAAACCTATGGTGCAGGCTTATTACGATAAGATCGAGAAAGTCAATAAGAAGGTCGAGGAAAGACTGGGTCGTAGGGTATCGCAAGCTACGTCCGATTTCATGACCCGTATCCGCAGGAGCAGGTATGTGGCTATGGATAAGTTCGTGAGGAACGGGAAGGTCGATTGGAAGGCGTTTCAATCCGATCCTATAGCTTGGAGATCTTATCTGGATATTTTACGTGATAGGGCTATAGCCAAGAGCGAGTGGTATTCCGATGGGACACCAAAGGAAGAGGGATCCGAGGCTCTGATGATGTCCGAGGAGATCAAGGCATGGGACGAGGCGTGGGCCGAGGAGTTCGGGAATACCAACGAGGGTCGTAAGGCTTCCGCCGAGTTCAAGGAGATACTTCGTGGAATAGAGCGGTCCGAGGGCGGCAAGGCTGCGTTTGAGTTCCTGCTAGCTGGCGGTCATCTTGGTTTCTCTAAGGATATGTGGGGATCCGAGGAGGGTGATTATTACGAGAATCTGGTTGATAAGATCACGGAGCAATCTGTATCATCATCAAGGATAGAGAAGGTAGAGGAGGCGATGGCGACAATAAACGAGATCAATGACCAGCTAAGGCCTTTGCTTATCCAGTACCGGGATAGCACGAGATACGGGGAATATGATTTCGATAGGTTACGTGGATCCGCCTCATTAAGAAAGATAAACGAGTTATATGATCGTCTGGCTGAGGCTAAGAGCGTTATTTACGCCGCCGCTTCCGCTGAGGCTATTGAGATGGATATGCCTGATACGGTGGAGAGTGGAGTCACGGATTCTTACCGTAACGCTTTAAGGGATGCCATGGCATACGACAAGGGTATGGATGAGATTAAATTCGCCAAGGAACATATGTCTGCCCGCTCCCGCAGCCAAGTGGAGCGGATGGCCTCCAAGCTATCCCGGAAGAACCCGTCATGGACAACCGTGGAGGTGGCGTTCTTTAGAAAGAAGTACGGTCCTGACTTCAACAATAAGCTGGCTAATGATATAGCTATGGGTAAGGCTAATAGTATACTTATCGAGTACGCCAGAACTCGGCTATATCCTTATATGAGAAAATACTCTCCCAAGGGATATTCTGATTTCGTTAGGAAGATAAATAACGGTACGTATAAGGTATCCGAGTTCTTTGATGCCATAGAAAATGGTATATCTAAGGAAGAGAGCGTATCCCGTTTCGGGTTTGATATTAATATGATCGATCTGACGATCAATAACCAGTGGCTTGATGAGGCTGACGCCGAGAGTTCTTTCCGTAATCCTAATTATAATCCCGATCTGGGTTATGGATATCATACGCCTAGGTTCGATAAGTACAAGAACGAGGCTTTCTTCAAGAAATACGGTATTACCAACGAGGGGGAGGAAGCTACGATCAATAAGGATAAGTGGGAGATGAGGAAGGAATTGCTTAACATAAGCCGTAAGGCTATGGAGGATTATGACGAGCGGTTCAGGAACATCTACCAGATACCACAAATATCCAAGGGCGGCGTGGAGAGGATGGTGCAGGCCGGGGTTGACCCTAAGGCGGCCATCGGCAACGCCGTACGTGATATCGTTGGCGAGAGGGTGGATGACCCTATACATGGTCAGGGACAAGACCTAGGAGGGCTTGATGAGAACGATAACAAATATCGTATGATCCCCAAATACTATCTTAGTAAGTTGGAGAACGCCGATGACGTGTCCCATGACTTCGCCTACTCCTATTCCATGTTATCCTTACAAGCGACCTCTTACAAGTATAAGAGGGCGGCCTTGGATGATGTCATGGGATACAGGAACATGATGCTGGAGACGCAATACGACGGCGGTAAGAACCCGGAGGCCACTCACGCCTATAGGATGTTTCAGGACTGGGTTAACGCCAGCATCTACGATGTCAGGATAAATAATAAGCGGGCGGAATGGAATATAGGTAATTATAAGGTCGATCTTAATAAGCTGGCTCTTATGTTTACCAAATTCGTATCCAAATCCAACCTAGGCTTCTCCCCGTTCGTAGCGGCTACCGGCGCCCTTACCGGGCAGGCCAACTTCCTTTTGGAGGGTATGGTAGGGCAGTATATAAGCAAGGACTCCATGAAATACGCCTATGGGGAAGCCCAGAAGCAGTTAAGCACGTACGTGTCGGAGATCGGGGATATAAACCGCACCAACAAGCTATATGTCGTTGGAGAGGCTCTAGGCGTGTTTAATGTCCGTAACCGTGTACGATCGGCGGCGTACAACAAGATCTGGAGAACCTTATTCCGGGATCTGCCGTTTAAGATGATGGAGGTTCTTAACTCCCCGTTGGATCCGCAGGTCATTATCTCGGTCATGGATGATACCCGCCTATACGAAGGTCAGTTCTGGTCATACTCCAATTTCAAGGAGATGATGATGAAAGACAGAAATATGTCCGCTAACGAGGCTAAACGCGATTGGGAGCGTTTAAGGGATTATTCTATGTGGAACATGGTAGATGTCAAGGACGGAAAGATCGTGGCTAAGAACGAGGCTAACAAGGATATTATAGACCGATATATACCCACCTTGTCCAGTAGGGTAAGGAGTATGGTGCAGATCTGTGACGGCGCCTTGAACGAGCAGAACCGGGTGGGGGCTAGCCGGAACGCTATCCTTAATATGGTGCTGCCTCATCGTGGATGGTTTATATTGGCCGTACAGCGGGCGTATAAGAAAGCCGGTTTCAATTTCCAAACCAACCAGTTTGAGGAAGGATATATGAGAACGTTATGGAGACTGGCCGGTAATGTCTATGGATCGATGTCCGAGGGCAGGATGGGAGAGGCATATGACGTGCTTAAGGAAGAGTATGATAAGCTTACCCCCTACGAGCAGATCAATATCAAGAGATCGATTATCAATATGGCGGTATTCGCTACCATGATAGCCATAGGACGGGCGTTGATGGGATATAGGGAGGATAATGAGGATAGCTGGTTCGGACAGTTCATTACCTATATCGGGTTCAGGACGATCAATGAGATCGCTTCCCAGACATCCCCGTTCATGGAGCTTAACGCCATAGATATGCTGCAAGATCCGCTGGTTACCGCCCGAAAGTTAGGCGATCTCACCGATCCTCGAAACTGGGATCCGTTCGCTACCGTCCAGACCGGCGTGTATAAGGGAGAGAGCAAGCTATGGAGGCAGCTCATGAAGTTCTCGTTTGGTAAGCAATGGTATAATATCAAGACGGCTAGGGATATTAAGCAGACATCCGACTACTGGTTGATGACCAACGGCATGACGATGGGATTCTTCTTAGGAGGTAGGGATAAGGACGAGTCCGGTGAGGACGCTAATTGGTACTTTGACAGGGGAAGATAACTGATAGGTGATTATATACCATTTGGTGCAAGGTTGTATATAATTACCGATATTTATTATAAAGTTTTTACCCAAAATGGTAAAAACCTTACTGAGGGAAGATCAACAATTGTATGTATGATAACTGCGTTTTGCATTGAATGTTTGATAACAAGGAAAGAAAGATGAGCATAAATAAATAGTTATACTATTGATGCTTAATGTAATCCGAAAATGGATTTACATAATAATAGAAGGATAGGCGATTATCACCCTATCCTTCTACTGTTATCAGCCCTTATACTTATCCACAAAATCATCCACATCCATATACTCACACCCGAAGTTTTCCGCCGTCTTCTTATCGGAGTCGGAGAACTGCCCTTCTTTTCCGGAAGCGTCCCCGATCATCAAGATAGTATCGTATACGATCTTTTCTTCCTCATCTTCATCGTTATTCATGTATTCGATGAAATCCATATACTCTTTTATCATCCCTATATTTGGCTTCCTATTGGCATTGCGCTTATTATTGCTGTCACAGTAATAAGCGCTTACGGATATATCCGTGTAATCTTCCAAGGCGTTTGATATGTAATCGAATTTATACTCAAACATCTCTCTGTCTACGAATCCTTTTTCTATACCTCCTTGATTTGATATTATCAGTATATCATCAGGAGCGTAATTCTTGATAGCCTCAAACACGTCGAGTTTGATTTTCATATCCCATATACCTTTAGGGAATGTATTCCCTGATACCGTCTCAATCAGTGTCCCGTCTAAATCTGTTATTAACAATTTGCATTTTTTCATGATTAAAAATTTAAATAATATATAATTACCATAATTATTTATTTTTATTATCTTGCCTAAGGTAAATCTCTATGATTTATAAGAATTATACGCAAGTAATATATCCTCATTGTCTACCCAGCTCCCATTAAGGTTGCCGTTTGGATGAAAAATCATTTCAAACACCACATCATTGGCAATTTGTTTTTGCTCATACAGTTTTACGAGATTTGCGCTTTCGCTTACCATATCTATACCTTGATATTTATATACCTCTACATAGTAGTAGTATCCAAGTAATTGTTTTATAGGGGTAAATCTATTGTCTTTATCAATACACTTCCATATGTCATTCAGATATACTTTGTTATTCTTGAGATAAGCCATTTTATCATGATTTTTCATTGCCTGCTCATCATAGTCCATCGTCTCACGGAATATGACATTGTCAATATAGAGACTATTATAATAGTCAAGATAACGTATAATTCCATTCATGTCATTTATTCCCTCTTTTAGCAGTAAACAGCTCATGCGTGGACGGAGATTGTTGGCTTTAGCGAATATAGCTATACGGGCAATATCATCGTTGCTACAATATCCGTTCTCATATTGCATAATGTGTTTGTTTATCTCCTCGTCAAAATGAGCTTTACTGATATTGAGATGCTGGAAATGGTTATCCGTGATATGTTGCAGTATCGACTTACCCTCCACGATATCAAACAGGCCTGATCCGTTTGTAGTCAATGTTCTTTTCCTGTAGCCATATTTTTCGATAAGCCTCAGGATTGGCACGAGTCTTCTTGATTTTGTAGGCTCCCCTCCTGTGATTGATATCGAAGGATTAAGCGGTCTAAGCCTGTTAAGTATATCGTCAAGTCTGGACAGATACTCATCATCAGACGCTATCTTGCTTTTCTTATACATTTTCCCCTTGTTCTCGAACCTAAGCTGGGCAACACAGAATTTGCAATTGGCGTTGCAGTAATCGTCAGTAAAGATACTTAGGTTAACGTTCGAATACACCCTGCGCCTTTTCCCGTCAAAGTCAAAATCATTAAACGTATATTCGTCAACATTGAAGCATTCTTGCCTCTTCTCTCGTATATTTTGAAATTTCAATGCATTCATTTTATTATAATTTAGATTCATGTTTTGCCCTCTCTTCCAAATTATGTCCAAAACACTCGCCATCAGAAGCGTAACAACGCCATTCATCATACACGTCGTTTATCCTCAAAGGTGGAAGAGATTTGTCATTTTCAGCCCTGCCGTAGGAGTTAAATAGGTGGAAGCTTGATATGTCTATCATCTCTTGAGGTAGTTCGTCCTTAAGCGTATCTAGCTCCTTATCGGTATATCCTCTTACGTTTATGGCAAAATTCACATATGGTATAAACTCACAAGCCGAGATGATGTTCTTGAGATAATTGGCGAATTTAATGACAAACTTATGGTTGAATACCGTTTTAAGGTAGGTGTTGTAAGATAACTTCACGGTTATCCTCTTCTTGTTCCTTACCGCTATTTCGACGATCTTGTCGATATGCCTGTCGAGCATGAAGGCATTGGTGTCTATCACGACCTCTTCCACCTTTTCGAGCGTGGAGATATATTCCATGAATAAATAAAATTGCGGATGCGTGGTAGGCTCTCCTCCTTCTAGTTGCACGATATATGGTACATCCATATCTTTCATGATTTTATGGATAGTATCAAAGTTCATGAATGATTGCTTTTTGCTGTCTGATTTCATACAACAAAATGGGCAACATACATCACAATGGTTTGTGATATTTATGTATAACTTATTTCCACGTATCATTACCAATCTCCTCCATTTTTCTTATAATCTCCTTATATTTAAGGTTGTATATAATCACCATATCTTATAATAAATATTCCTCTATTTTTTTAGCCATGTCAATAAGCATTTCGCATTTAAGGTCGTTAAACTCCCTACAAAATCTCATTTCCTCCTCATGTTTTTCCTCTGGCGATCTGCTGTCGTTTATACTATAACATGGCGATGAATATACTGGGATAGGTTTCATGGCCTCTATAGCCAATTTAATAGCCTTTTCTTTGATATCGCTCATACCATTTTCTTTTTGCTCCCAGATCATGCCGCTATGAAGGCAATTAGGATCATTAGCATGATCTATTGAACAAATCCCTTTGTCGTAAAAACAACATCCCGTACAACTCTCTTCTTCTATCTCAGGGATAGCTATGTATTCTTTCCCTTTATATATTTTAACTTCTCCTCTTCTTATCTTATTCATCTTATCAGATTTTTGTATCCTACTTTCTTCATCTGCTCTTCGGTAGCTTTCTCCTTCGGGAACTTCCCGTGCCATTTACCGGGCACCACGACATCACGGCCGTCTGGGGAGGTAGCTAGCCTCCCGCATTCGCTGCACAGCCCCATACCCTTGTACGGCTGTAGTTCCTTGGCATAGTCGAATTTATCGACCATATACTCGTTTGTCAACATCCAGTAACTAGACGTAGCGGTATTATCAACGCAACCGCATTTAGCGCATACAAATAAGCTCATATTTCAGTATCGTTAAATATCGTTATCCTTATCATCGTCAACCCTCTCCACCTTAATCGTCCCCATATCGCCTGAAGGTAACGTCATGTCGCTATACACGTTATTCCAGTTCTCGTCAATAGCCAATTGATGCAGTATTGATCTATATATCTGGTAGGTATTTCCGATAAGTCTCTTTCTATTGATCATATCTTTACTACCTCCATCATACCCTATATGTTCATAGTCTTCGAGATCCGGGAACAGCCTTCTTCTTATAGCCATCGAGTTGTTTGCTATAAAGCTTCTTATCCCCAGCGACTCCGTCCTGTCCATATCATCTATCAAAGTTTCCGTGGTATGCTGAAGATCCATGTCTCCGGCTGCGTATCTGCTTATGTCTTCCACGCACCGGGATATCAGCATCAGTTGTTCCCTTGTTAGGGTTATTTTGTAAAGTTGCTTGTTGTTTATAACCATCTATTTGTTCTTTATATTAATTACTTCCATTTTATACTTCTCTGGGTACTCTAGACATGTGCATACTACTAAAATAGAATCATTCAACATGGTTGCTTTATTACCCCTATCATCTACATAAACAGTTTTAGGATAATAATCAACATCTTCTTCTTTTTTATCCTTACATCCTATCATGATAAGAGATAGGATAATAATACTTGCTTTAATCTTTGTCATAACAGCTCCATCCCATTCTTTTATATCACGTCTCCTTGTTTCATCTTGTCTATTTTATTAATCTCATTATCAATATAGCAAAGTTGGATATTATCCATACTATAGATATCCAGAATGTTATACTCAACATAAATCCTATATTCTTAGGTATAGGATCTATTCTTCTGAATGTTAAGATCATGTATATAAATGTCTTTATGTTCACAATTTACGATATTTTTCTATATAGTTAACTATTAAATCTTTAACTCCTTTTGGGACATCTACCAGTTTGAGATTACCTTGGAATATGTCCTTGCCGTACTCATCCATAATCTCCCCGAATGAAGGATTCATGACTCTTGTTGACATAGATATCGGTTGATCAGTGTCAAATTTGATAACGATCTTCTTTCCGCCGTTTATCGCCTTTTTAAAAGCCACGTAAAGCTTTCGACCTTTTATTATATCACAATTCCCTTTCAGGATATTAGACATATGTATGACATATTCTTTCTTCGCATCTCCGGGGTTGTCCATAAGCTTAAGATCTCCTCCAACATCTTTCCATTTCCTGAAGCACGGGAAACATAGACCGTGATTTGCCTTGGCGTGTCTAGGTATCATCCTGCTGCTGCCGGCTGGGATCGTATCGCCACAGCAGATACACGTCCTATCCTTGTTGGTGCGCATCGGCACATAGCTCTTTATCGGGTATTCTTTTCTTTTATACATCTTCTTCTGTTTTCAAAATTATCATCACCATACTCATAATTAGGACAAGCTTTGTTGCTTGGACGCCTTACGTATGTTGTTTGTTTCCTATTATGTTTCCTGTTAGGGTTTATATAATGGTCACACACCTGCCAAATAGAACAACATACCTTGCCATATCTTTTCGCCCACTCCTGATCATGTAGATGTATACAAGTGGCGCAAGTCGGATTCTTAAGCTTATCCTTGTTATCATCTATGATCTTATTAACCCGATCAAGAATAACGGACATATGCTCAGCATACATAACATCGAATACATCCGGCTTCGGAAGATATGTCATCGAGCTTATATCTATATCTATTTCCTTGGATTTGTCATAAACGGATTTGTATTTCCTTTTCATCAAATCCTTTAATTGATTTACCTTCTTATCGTAAGTCCCCATATTTCACTCAGTTTTCCATCCCTGTTCCCTTAATAAATTCACCATCATCTCCTTTATCTTAGGGCTAATGGCTTCGGTAAGTATATCAGCGGCCAAGTTAATAGAGAAGCTGGTCATCCTAGATTCTCCTATATACTTCTCGCTGGTAACTTCTTTCACATAGTCGTGAATATCCTTGATCATTTCATTTTGAGATCTTAGGAGATCCAGTATCTTATCGAGTTTATCATTCATCTTTTTTCTCGAATATACCTGACAATAACCAGAAGACCACTATCAAAAAGAAAAATAGCCCAAGAGCCTCATCCGGATAATCATGCATCGCCTCTAAGATACTTCTCATAACTTAACATCCATTTTACCGATTATACGATAGAAAATATCCCTAGTCAGCTCAATATCGTAAGTAGCGTCATGAAGCTTATTCTCGTCGATCTCAATACCCATAGTCCTGGCTACGGTCATCAACTTAAAGTTCTCCATATCGTTTCTTACACCCATCAGGAACGGTGTCACCATAACATATACATCCATACAGTTAGGATAGAACCATGATCCGAAATACTTATCCCCACATTGGGTAAATAAAGCCCGTAGGAAGTTGTTGTCGAATCCGGCGTTGTTATACCCCACCAAATACATTTTATCCCTCTTGTCGAACTTATTCACGTATTTGGATAATATACCAACTAACTGCCTGTACCCTTCTTCCATAGGCTGATACGACTGCACTTGCTCCAAGGTAACACCAGCCACATCCAGCGCCTCTTGCTCTATCGTGGCGGCAGGGTTCGGGGCTAGGCGGATGTCGAACCTCTCGACCTCCTGCCCGTCGATATCCACGATCCCTCCTATTTGGTGTATCCCGTTTCTCCAGAACTTAAC